TCATCCAGCCGGCGCCGAACCTGGGGAACGTGGACAGCTTGGTGTAATAGCGGATCTTGGCCGCGGCGAAGGCGGTCATGAATTTGGCCGTGAGCATGTGCTGCAGGGCGGCGTGCGAGAGCGGTCCGAAATTGCCATCGGGGGCCACGCCGATCACCGACTGACAGGTGCGGATCGCGCTCCCCAGGCCGGCATTGACCGCGAAGTCGAGCAGCTGGTACGCCACGGCCGGGTCCTCGCCGTCGAGTTTCATCGGGTCCCAGAACCGCGCCTTGTACCGGGCCGCGGCCTGGTCGCGCGTCATCGAGCGGATCTGGTCGGCGGTGAGGTCGGGGTTTTCATGGAGCGCCCAGCCCCAATTCGTGAGGCCTCCGGGATCGTCGGGATCGTCGACCAGCCCGCCCTCGTTGGCGAGCACCCGGTTGATCGCGTCGTCGAAATTCACTGGCCGGCCTGCAGGCGTTGGAAATTTGCTTGCTGCTCCGGTGTGGCCATTTTCTCGAACGAGCGCACGGCGTTTTTGGAGGCGCCCTGTTGGTTCAGGCGGTAGAACCATTTGCGCTCGGCCGGCGTCATGCGGGCCTGGTCCATCAGCTTGTTAGCCTCGACCGTATCGCCAGCTTTCAACGCGGCGCGCAGATCCGGGGCGATCTTGGTCAACTCGGCAGAGTGCTCTTTGCGGTCCTCCTGCATCTCGCCGAAGGCCGGGCCGCCGGGGAATCCCTTGGAAAACTGCAGCCCGACCATGGGCCCAATCGCGTGCAGGGCGTCCATGTCCTGCCAGGAGAATTTCGACTTCCCGGTCATCAGGTTCTTTGCCGCGGACAGCTGGTCGGTCGGCAACTGCTGCTGCAAATAATGCAGCGCGATTTGCCCGCCGATCTTGGCCACGCCCAACGGCAGGCCGTTTTCGTCGACCGCCTTCTCGTCCCAAACGGGTCGCTGGGAGCCGTTGAATCCCTGGTTGTTGGTCGCCGCCTCGATGGTCGGGCGGATCAGGGTCGATTCCTTCTTGACCATCATGTCGTGCGCATGGGTCATCCAACCCTCGAAGTCCTCGCCGACCTTCCCGAACGAGAATCGGTAGTACCGGGCCGTGCCGTCATCGCCGTAGCCCACCAGGATCCGGTCCTTCTTGCCCGGCTCGTTGTCGGCCATGGGCGTGACGTTGCGGGCCACGGCGAACGGGTTGAGGATCCGCATGGGGTTGTCTTTGATTCGGGAATACTCGGCAGCTGCCCGGCGCTCGTAGCCCGCCATGGCCGCGTGGACCCGGTGCATGTCCCCGGTGGCAATACCCGCGATGGCGCCCGGGATCCCCTCCGGGGCGTTCGGGTTGAGCTTGTGCTTGAAGTAATCCTGCAGGGTCGAACCACCCAGATACATCAGTCCCACGTCCATGGCAAAAACCGCGAGCGACTTGCGGCGCATCGCCGCGACCGCCTTGTCCCGGGCCTCGGGCCCCATGTCCCGGGCGATCTGCGACTGGACGTCTCGGGGTAGACCCGTGAGCACATCCTTGACCGCACCCAGATTGCCAGTGGTGAACGAGCGGGAAAATTCCTCGAGGTTAAGGAATTTGCGCGCCATCGACGACATCGACTCGTTCGGGATCGCGCCAGCGTAGCGATTGGCCAGATGCGCGGCCATGCGCACCGCGGTCTGCCGGTCGAACCCCTGCTTGATGAATTGGTCCCGGGAGTGCACGGCAAGCCCCGCCTGGATCTTGGCGACCTGATTCCACAGCAGCGTGTTGTGCCAGAAATCGGCCGCCTTGTAGAGGCCCTGGGCGGTCTTGAGGCTGGCCGATTCGGAAAACGGCCGAATCGCGCCGGCGACCGCCTTGGTGATCGGCGCCTGGCCCCACGTCTGCTGCCGCGGATCGTCGGGCACGTGCTGCATGATTCCAGTGATGTCCTGCCGATCGCCGAACTTGCCGATCGGCACCATGCCGTTCTGCACAAATTCGCGCATTTCGGTGTTTCTGGGGTCGTTTACGACCCGGCTCCCGTCCATGAAAATGCGCCCGGTGAGCATCCGGCCCGGCGCCGCGGGGAACGTGCGGCCGAGCACCACGGACAGGTGGATCGCCGGCGAATTCATGATCGACTCGACGGCGATGGTTTTGAGGGCCATGGCCGCCTCGTAGGCTTTGCCGTTGGGGCCATCGTTGAGCACGGCGCGCAGCGGGCCCTCGAACTCCTTGGAGACGTACAACGGGACCTTCTGGGGGAATCGGTACGGGATTTCCTGGCTGCGCACGCCGAGCTCGACCCCGGGCTTCACCGCCCGCAGCGGTTCACCAATCTCCGGGTGCTTGTCCAGAAAGGCCTCGAATTTGGCCTTGGCCTTGGGCGCGATCCGGTCCATGAGCTCCGGCGCGTGGACGTAGGCATGGACGAGGTTGGCCATCTTTTCGCTGCCCTCGCGCACGTACTTCTTGTAATGCTGCGGCACCTCGTCCGGATCCTTGGAGGCGTACCGGGCATCGGCCAGGGCGCGGAGCTCCTTGGCGACGCCGGGAGTGCCCTGCATTTCCTTGATGAGCCCGTACTTGTGGTCGATCTGGTGGCCGAGCTCGTGCGTGAGGACCGTCTCCGGGCCGGCGAACTTGGTCTGCACCCGGTTGCCGCCCTGGTACGACAGGCCCCAGGCACGGCCCTTGAGGTTTGCAAGCCGCTGGTGCGTGACCCCTAGGGCCTCGGCCACCTTGGACAGGCCGTCCCATAGCTGCTGGTCGTGGGCCTCTTTGACCGGCATGGAGTCCTTTTTCCACTTGTACGTCGTGAAAGCCGGGTGGTTAATCGTAAAGTGCGTCTCCGAATTGCCGTGGATGTCGACTAGGTTCTCCCCGGTCGTTTTGCCCATCTCCTGTATGCGGTTGATGAGCTCGCGGCCGGCGATCGCGCGTTCAAGGCGCCCCATGGCCAAGGGCATCGTCAGGATGTCGTGGACCATCTTGAAGTCCGGCCCGAACGCCTTTTTGCCCGCGGCCTCAGCTTCCTCAATCGTCTGGTGCTTGCGCTGCATCAGGCTTTCGGCGCTCGTGCGCAGGTTTGTGCCTTCGATCTTTCCGGCGTTGATCCCGTCGCCCTTGCCCGGGCCGCGGGGCACCTGCGCGACCTGGCCGTCCGCGCCAATCATCGCGGCCATGTGCGGCACCCAATACGGCACCCCGGCGTCCTCGTCGACCATGCCCGCGGCCTTGGCGCGCTGCAGCAGGTTTTCGCCGTAGTCGTGCAGCACCTTCATGGTGTCGCGTTCTTCCGGGGACAGCCGGCCGAGCCCGCGCTTCGGGTCCGTCTCCCCGTTGAGGCGCATCTGGTTTTCTTCTTCGCCGGCGTCGAACATGCGCTTGCGATCGGCCGCGTCGTAATTGGCCCGGATGATGTCGTGGAACTTGCCCCACTGCTGGCGCGCGACCCGGTCTTGGTTGGCAAAGTCCTTGGCCGCGGCGCGGCCGCGCTCGCTTCCCAGAGCCATCGGCGCGACCCCGCGCTGGACCTCCTGGACGACCGATCCCAGGGTTTTGTTCGCTGCCTGCGTCATCGGCATGTCCCGAACCCGGGCGAGCAGCGGGCGCGCGGCGCCCTTGGCCTCGTCGGACAGACCCTTGGGCGGTTCCGGCGGGGGTTCGGATTCGCTGGGTCGGGACTCCGACAGATGCGCGAGGACTATGCCAGTGCCGCCGCTTCGGGAGGAAGATTGCGGAAGGCGTCCATCGGATCTTCGGGCGGCGAAGGAATCGGCGAGTCCAAAGACGTCTGTGGCGTGGGCGAGGGACGGGACAGACCCTTCGTCCGCGGCGTGGGCGAGGGCTTCATCAATGAACCGGGTGGCTTCTGGCGCTTCACGTTCAAATGCCTCCATCAAACCTACGCTGTGCCGTGCGGTGACGGCCTGGGCGAATAGCTCCGATTGAAACTTGGTCGGATCCGCGTGCAGTTTGGCGTACTTCGGATCCATCGGGTACTGCAGGAAATCCCGATTCTGCGGGTCGGCAGCTGCCAGCTTGTAGAGCTCTTTGGCCACCCGCCCAACTGGCTCGATCCGCCCGTCGGCGCCGATACGGACCGCCATGTCCGGATGGTCAGAATACAGCGTTCCCATCCAGTCGGCGATGTGCGCGTGCTCGTGCAGCATAAGCTGCGCGATGAAATTCGGGTGCGCCATCATGGCGTACGGGCTCATTTCGATCAGCGGCTTGCCGTCGTCGCCAAGACTGACCCGGGCGCCCAACTCCATCGACGGCTCAATGCGGTATCTGGTGGTGACGTGGGTGAACCCCAGATTCTTGCGGTTGAGCCAGTCCTTGATCGTCGACACGGATTTGTCGAGCTTGGCCTGCATGGCGGCGCGGCCTCGAGGGTCGGCGTAGGTCACTTGGGCGACCCGCTTCATCTCGTCCTTGTCCTCGTCGGGCTCGGCCTTGCCCCAACCCTCGGGGGAGGATTCGCTCAACAGCGGCGGCTGGCCGGCGGCGGCGTCCTTTTTGACCTTCTCGCGCTCCTTGAGGGATTGCGGGGTCGGGTTTTCCAGACTGAACGGTTCCGATGCGGCTTTGCCGGCCTTGTGTTGCGCTTCGCGCACGCCATCCAATACGCGCGCGGTGTCGCGCATCGCCAGCCCCAGGCCGAAGTGCAACTGTGCGGGATTCGGTTTCAACGCCCCGCTTTCAATGCCCTCTTGCGCGAGCCGCACCGCGTCGGCGAACGGTACGGTGTCGCCGTTAGAAAGCATGACGTCGCCCTTTTGCTCGGGCCGGGCCAGACCGCGCAATTCTTTTTCGGCGTCGTTGACCGACAAACCATGAAGGTCAAACTTCGGGTGCGCTGGCTCTACAGGCTTTCCGGTCGCCGGTTCCTCTGGTGGCCGCCGCAAACCAGCCGAATCGAAGTAGCCGCCGCGGCCATCCGGGATCAGCTTTTCCTTGCGGCCGGCCTGGCTCTTTAATTTCGCCGGCCAAGCGTGCCGCTGCAGTTCGAGGTTGCCCTTTTGGGCTTCGTCCAGGACCATCTTGTCGAAGGCTTCCTTGCCCATGCCCGGGTACTGCTCGCGCAGTTTGTCGATGGCCACCGCCGCGCCCTGGTCGACGCGCGGCTCGACGGCGCGCATCGCATCGGCTACAGGCTTTCCGGCTTGTCCGGCTGCGGCCTCATTTGCGCGGTCGGGCCCGGCTGGTTGAACCTCGGATCCGGTTTGAGCACGCTCGCCGGATCCGCCGGCGCGAGCGCCCGGTTCATCCCGTACGGGGTTGAGCCGGTCCGAAACTGCGGCGCCTGTCTCAGTGTTGCCACGTATTTCTGATTCTGCATCCGGGCGACCTGGTCCGGGCTCATCGCCTGGATTGCGTTCACCTGCTGCAATGGCGTCATGGGCATCATTGATCTCCTTGACCGCGCGCATAAACGCGCCGTGGTCGTTCTCGTGCTGGATCGCGGCGCGCTCGACCGCATCGGGGTCGCGCTCGTTCGCCTGGCGGATCGCTTCTGTGTGTTCGTGCATGAACTCGTCGGCCGATGCGCCACCGTGCTCGGCCGCGTGCGCGTGATCCTCCATCCTCCAGACGTCGTGCTGAATGTCCTCGTCGGTGCGGCCGCGGGTTTCGATCCCCAGGTTTTCGGCGTGCTCAAGCAGTTCGTTGCGCTGCTTCACCCGGGCTATGGAGTGCCAACGATCTTCCTGCTCGGGGATCGGATGCACGCTGTGCGGCTCGCGGATTTCCTGATTGATGAGCTCCCGGGCGAGCTCGTGCGAACCGCCGACGCCGGTGGCTTCGGCGTTTTCCACGTCTCGGTCGGACAGGTACTTCTCCTGCTGCATCCACCGAACCACGGAATCCATGTCGGCGCCGCCCTTGTGGAACAGCCGGCCGCGCCCCGGGCCGCCGATGAAAATGTGACCCTTGCCCGGCAGCGTCAAGGCAGTGTGCTTTTCCTCAAATCCCAGGTCCGACTTTTCGTCGGAGTGGATCCCGCCCAGGCCATCCATCAGCTTGCGGAAAAATGGGCTGTTGCTGACGGTTTTCTCGGGCTCGGCCTTGGGTTGCTTGTCCAGACCGTTTTTGGGCGCCTCGGCCTGGATGCGCGCGCGCTCTGAGCGGAATTGGTCGATGCGCCGTTGCTGTTCCTCGGGAGGCAGTTCGGCCCAGAATTTCCCGCGGTACGGGTCGCTGGCGTTGGCCGGGTCGTACGGGGAAACGGCCATGCCTTCGGGCATTTTGTCTTTTGAGATGGTCGGTTCTTCGCCGGGCTGCAGCGGGTTGTCCCCGGTGTTGGGCCGGACTTTGGACCGACGCTCAAGCCCGCCCGCCGCACCTTGCATTTCGGTCGATTTGTCAACCGCCGGAGCCTGCATTTGCGCCGATTCGTCAACCACGGGCGACGGTGGGGTGGCGGGCGGCGGTGGTTCCTTCTCGACGGGGTGGAGCTTGTCGGCGCGCGCCAGAAGCGCCGCGGCTTCCTCGGGATCGGCGGTGTGCTGCGCCAGATCCCGTAGCTCGGTGGCCGCATTCTCCTGCTTGATGCGCTTTTCCTCGGCCGCCAAGCGTGTCTTGATGACCGCCTTGGCCTCGGGCGTCTGCGCCAGATCCAGCAGTTTTTCGAGTTCAACCTGCTTGTCGCTCTTGGGTGGGGGCGCCGGCTGCACTTCCTCTGGGGTTTCGGGCTCTATGCCTGGCGCCTCTGCCTTCGGGGCCGGCGCGGCCTTTACCTTTTCGGGCTCCACTTCCTGAACGTCAATGCCCCGTGCGGACGGCTTGGGCGGTTCCTCGAGCTCCGGATCGTGCTCGACAAAGTGCGGCGGCGGCGCGGCGTCGACGTGCTCCAGATCCGGAGCGCCGGCCTCGCCGACATCGATTCCAGTGGCCTGCGGTGGCGCTTGTGGCTCATCTGGTGAGCCCGGCCTTTGCCCCATGACCGCGCGCATCTGGTCGGCGGGGGTGCCGATCGTCTCGCGGGCCCGCTTGACGTCCTCCTTTTCGGCAATGCCCTGCGCGCGGCCCTGCTCCGCGAGGCGCGCGCCGGCCGCGCCGTGGTAGCCGAATCCCAAGCCGCTGCCAACCTCGACCATCAGCTGCGCCAGATCGGGCTTGACGTCCTGGTGATACTCGTCCGGGCTGGTGACGTTCTCCCCGGCGCGCCCGGCGGCGCTGGCCACGGGATTCAAGACCGCTCCGCTGGCCGCGCCGGCGACCTTCGAGGCGCCGGCACTCAGGCCCGCCCGGGTGGCCAGTTTCGCACCGATGGCGAACGGGGCCAGCTGCGCGGCGTTGTCGATGATGTAGTGCGGGATCCCGGCTTTGGCGATGTCCGTCAGGGAGTAGCCCTTCTGGATCATGTCGACGGCCATGTCGAGCGTAGGCGCCGCGCCCAGGCCGATCCCGACCTCCGGGACGACGGCGGTGGCCAGACCCGCGCCCAACCCGCCGATGACCTTGCCGGGGGTGTTTTCTTCCTCGTTGGCCTTGGTGGCGTAGTAGTCCCTGGACACCTTGATCTGCTCGTCCATCCCCCTGAAAATCGCGTCGCTTACGTCCTGGGGGTTGATCGGCTCGGAATTTTCCATTCCCTCGGCAGCCGCACCACTGAGCAGTGTGGAACCCAGGAATTCGGCCACGCGCAGCGCCGCTGGCGCAATGGCCCCGCCGAACGTGCGTCCGGCCTGCTCGAGCATGGGAATGTCCCGGATCGGCGTGTCGTGCTTCAACGCCTCGGTGGGAATGTCGGTGCTGATGCCCGGCTGCGGCGGCGCGGCGCCCTGCTGCGCCAGCTGATCCTGTTTCAGGGACTCGACGGGAATCGTCCAGCCCATTTCAGTCGTGTCCGATGTCGGCGGTTTCTGGCTCCTGGATGCCCTTGGCCTGCGGCTGACCCACGACCTGCGCCGGCGTCGGGCCCTTCACGGCGCCGGCCGCGACGGCCTTGCCTGCATTGGTCGACGTCGGCGGGGCCTCCACCGGCGTCCACCTGATGTCGGTGTAATTTTCGGTCTTGCGCGGGTCGCCACCCTTGTACCGACCTCGGAAAATGCTCGGCTTGCCGTCATCCGGGGCCGGCATCGGGAATTGGTGCATCGTCCCGGGCTCCCATGTCGGAACGTCGTGCGTTTCCATCTGCGCGCGCTGGATTGCCATGGCCCGGACCTGATCCATGTCGACGGGCTTCTTGTTGATCCGGGCATTGCGCAGCACGCTCTCGACGTAGTTGGTCGCGGCCTGCTGTTGGGCCTGGAGGCGCCAGTCGGGAATGGCGCCGGTGCTGTCAGTCCAAACACCGCTCATCGGGTTTTTGACCATACCCAAAGCGGTCTGCACGCTGTCCTTGGTGTCGTTGATGTCCGCTTCGCTGATGTTCGATTTGGGCGTCGCGCTGGCGCCGAACACCGTCTGCCGGTCGACGTCGGCCTGGGTGTAAGGCTGGTTCGTTTCCGGATTGATCGTTCCCACGAGGCGCCGGGCAGCTAATTCCTTGCGGTCGGCCTCGGTGGGTTCGCGCGGCTTGGCGTTCGGCGGCTCGAGCACTTCAAATTTTCCCGTCGTCATGCCGTTCGAGTTGTACTCCCGGTTCACGAGGGAGCCATCTGGCGCGCGGTCGGACTTCCAGGTGGTAGGCGTCGAGCTCAGACCGCGGGCCGTTACCGATTGGGCCCAATCCAAAGCCTCCTGGGGTGGTTTGGCCGACTGGCGCCGGATCATGTCCTGGAGCGGCTTGGAAGCGGCCACGATCGAATTGAGTGTTCCCTGCATGCCCATGTGATCGTTCAAGGCCTGCGGGGTGATCGTCGAAATTGGATCGTCCGGGTGATTGCCGCCGTTGACGTGCGGGGCCATCGGATCAGTCGACACGGACCCGTCCGAGTGCTGCGCCTGGGTGACGGTGACGGGCATGGCCGCGGTGCCGTCCGGCGTCGGCACGGCGCCAATGTCCGGGTGGAGCGCGCGCTCGGTGATTACCCCGCCGGCGGGATTGAGTTGCCCCAGGTTCACGTTGACTTGGTTGCCCAGGACACCTTGCACGCCGGAAATGGCCAGCGGCTTGTCGCCGTTTTGCGTGCCGTCGTTGTAGTCCTCGATGTGCTGTCCGATCTTGGACGGCTCGCCGTTGGGCCCGGGCAGGTAATCGGCCGGGTGATTCACCCCCACGCCATTGAGGAAGCGGAAAAAATCGGCCTCGCCGCCGGGCTCGCTGGTCGGATCGAAATTGCCGCTCTGCAGCTTTTTGAGGTAGCCCTTCTGCCAGTTGACCTCGTCCTGCTGGAACTGGCCGTAGATCGCGCCCTGCACGGACGACATGCGGGCCCGGTGGCTGTTGACCGCCGCGGTCATCACGTTTTGCTCGTCGGACGGCACCTTGTCATACGAGCCGTACTTCTGGATGGTGGCTTGCATCATCTTGTCAAGCTGGCCGCCCTCCTCCTTGAGCGAATTGAGCGCGTCGATCTGGTGCTGGCGCTCCGTCTCGTCCTGGATGTGGCGCTGCGCAAAGTCGATCTGCGCCTGATGCATCTGGTCGAGCCGGTCCTCGCGGTCGCGCTCGTACTGCATCTGCTCCCTGCGGTCGGCGGCGTCCTGCGCGCGCAGCATGAACGACTGGCCGGCCTCGATCCCGCCGACGATGGCCGAGCCCGGCGACTGGTAGGGCATGCCTCCAAAAGAGCCGTTGAGTCCGTACATCAGAAGGCTCCCCCGATCAGGCCGCCTACCGAGCCGCCAATCGCCGACCCCAGCGGTCCGAAGTACGAGCCGGCGATGGAGCCCACCATGCCGCCGATCTTGGCGTTGCCTTCCTTGTTGCCGCCGATGACGCGCGAGTTGTACTGGTTGCGCTCGGATTCGGACTCGGCCGCGACCTCGGCCGCGGAATCGGCGCGCTTGGCCGAATCCAGTCCCATCTCCTCAAGGCCGCCCCCGCGCGAAAGGGTCGGATCCGACATCATCAGACCTTGTCCCATCACAGAGCTCCCGTAATGCCGGTGGTCGGCGCGCCCATCACCGCCATCTGGTCGGCAACCGTGACGTCCTTGGCCTGGTTGGCGGCCTGCACGTTGGCCAGCGCGTTGTTGATGCCGGTGGATTTGGCCGCGGCACCCGCCTCGTCGGGGTTGAGCGTGGTGTCGAACTGCGCCAGTTGCCGCTCCTGGATGCCGCCGGCCTGGGCGTTGGCGCCCTGCTGCAGGCCCAGAGCGGTTTGCATGTTCTGGCCGGGCAAAGCGGTGTTCTGCGCGTACTGAATCAGCTGATTTTCGTACGGCTGAAAGTGCTGCATGTAGTCGGACCACTGGTCTTGCGAAATGGCGCCCAGGGCACTTGAGGCGGCTGTGGAGATTCCCATTGCGGCGTTACCTCAAAAAGTTGGAATCTGCTTCGCGAACGACGTGTCGATCCCGTTACTGATGTTCGATTGCAGCCCGGACTGAATTTCAGAATTCATCTGGGCCTGCCCTTCCGCTGCGCCGGCGTCGATCCCAGCCACCTGATCGGAAAAACTGCTGGTGCCCCCGAAACCGCCGGACATTCCGTACTGCGCAAGCGCGCCTATGCCAAAGCCGATTGCGCCGAATTTGCTGGCGCTTTGCTCGTTGGCCACCTGCGCGTTGGAAATGGCTTCTCGGCTTCCGACCTCGGCGCTGACGCCGGCGCTTTGCGTCGCTGCATTCGCAAGGCCCTGGCCGGCCTGGGCAATGCTGGACAGGTTTGAAATGTACGATTTGTCGATGGCCTCGTTGCCCTCGGCAATTCCGGCGCCCTTGGCCTCGGCCTCGGCGCTGGCCATCCCGGAGACGCCGAGCTTGAATTTGCTCGAGCCGACATTGATTCCGTGGGCGAGTTGGGAACTCGTCATGGCCTTGGACTGGCTGGCAAACTCCATGGCCGCGTCCGTGTTGCCCTTGCCCTCGGCCTCCTGCCGCTGCCAGCTGTTTGACGCACCCATGGCCTCGACGGTGTCGGCATAGTGATCCTGCAGCGGCAACCACTTGGACTGATAGTCCTCGAAGGATTGCTGCGCGATCGAGGAAAGGGCCTGTTCCTGCGGCGTAGGCCCAACGGTCCCGGAATTCGGATTCACGATGCTCTCACGTCGGTTGCGTATTCCACATGCGCCACGCGCCAACGCGGGCTCAGGGCGCGCCGCCAGCCTTCGCGCAGCGTGCGAAACCGGATCCGTGCGGCCCCCAGATCCGCCGCAATACGGTCCAGATCCGGGAGCACCCGATCAACCGCATCCGTGGTCGGCTCGAACGAAACCATGGTCCGGACGAACAGGTCGAGTTGCCCGTCCGGGGTCGGAGCCAAGGATAGTACAAGTACCGCCTGCGCGCTACGCCAGCAAAAGGCCCGTTTCTCTCGGCATTCTCTGAGCAGTGCGGCCTCGCCGCCGTCCACACCTTCAAGCCAAGGCAGGGCGCGCGCGCGTACCTGGGGCCAGACCTCGTCTATGTCGCAAGGCGTCAGTGTGGATAGCATCCGTTGCCTCCGCTGGACCCTTGGCTGATGACGATGACCACCCGGTTGTTCGTCGGGTCGTCGACCGCGGTAAGAATGATGCCGGTGCCCTGAACAAAATCGACCTGCCGCCGCCAACCGACACTGACGCCATTGACCTCGTACGTGGTCAACTGCTGGTCGGGCTGAACGAAAAGCGTGCTGCTGGAAATGGCGATGCCCACTTGCAAGGCCACGGAGCCGGCCACCGGGGTCTGGGTGAGCAGGCCGTTGGCGCCGCAAAAAACCGGATAGCCGGGGCTCAAGGTAATGCCGGGGGTCTGCGCGATCGATCCGGCGGTTGCGACCTTGATCGACGAACCCGATCCGCCGCTGCTCTGCGCAACGCCAAGCACCGAATACGATTTGGCGAGCACGGTGGAATCGGCTACCGCAATTTCGCCGCTGCTCGTCTCGTACACCGCCTGGGGCGCAGCCACCGCGCCAATGCAGGTGTAGTTGGTGGTTTGGCTGGTGGACGATGCCGAAGCGGAAAGGGCCGCGACCGTTGCGGTGAGCGTCGTCAGTTTGCTTTGCAGTGCAACGATAGCCGCCTGCAGGGTCGCGCTGGTTGGCGTCACAGTAATGCCGGTGGCCTGGGTGGGTGTGGCCGTGACCGCCTCCAGGGCCTCGATGCGCGCGCGGATGTTTTGCACTGCCAGCAGGACGTCCTTGGCGGTACCGCGCGGGTCGGTGATGGCCGGAAAATTGCTCTTGGCCATCAGGTGAATTCGTCCGCATCTTCGACAAACTGTGCGCGCGTGATGGTGTCGGTGCCCACGAGCTCGAACTCGAAGTATTTGAGGCACTGCTGCAACGGGATCGTGAATTCCTCTTGCGAGGCGATCGGAATGCTGGCGTACTGCACGCCGTCGGCAAAGAGGTTCAGGGTCGTGTTCTCATAGCTGTCTGCGGTGATGCGCGCCATCTGAAACGTGGTCGGATAAGGCACGTAGAACTGCTTGGAGTGCCACAGGTAGGGCAGCGGATTCGTGGGTTCGGTGTCGAACGACACTATGGTCTGATCGGTGATACCGAGCGGCGTCGGCTGCGCGTCGATGACCAGGTACAGGATGTCCGAGAGCGGATCGTTGTACCGGCACGTGGCGTGGAAGTCCAGAGAGATTTTGCCGGACACGACACTCGGAATGCCGGGGTACGGGGACTGTGGATGCAGGTCGAGGTAAAAGCCGCCCTTGACGCCTCCGATGCTGGTGGCGTCGTAGAAACAAAAATACCGATCATCGTTTACCGTCGCGATCATGGAGGCAGGATTGAGCGCGAGCCATTCTTTTTTGGAAAACAGGTCGCGGGTGAGAAGAAGCTCCGACCCCGGCCCGCTGATCGCGATTAGCCCCTCGAATGTCGCAAAGACAACGCCGACGTTCTCAAGGAACTGAATCGACCGCTTTGAAGCGCAGGCGTAGGGATAGCTGGCCTCGGTCTGCGAGTACGCATCGGGCGTGTTGCCGGAGCAAAGCCAGGGAAACTTTTTCGTGCAGGCAATAACGGTGTTGTCGATGTTGCCGATGCCGACGATGTCGTAGTCGAACGTCAAGCGATAGACGATGGGCCACGCATGCGGAATGCCCTGCTCCGACAGGCACAGCTGGTTCTTGGTGAAACCGGCGTAGATTTCATTGGGCAATGCCAGGATGCCGAGCATGTCGGTAGGTGGCGGATACCAGTTGGTGCTCTCAAGGACCTCGGACAGAGACGAATCAGGGATCGAATCGGTGTACGTGGTCGCGCTCCCGCCAGAAAAAGCCAGATTGGCCACTACCAGCAGGAACGCCGAGCCCGTCGAACCCGTGACGGCGCGGTACAGGTTCATTGACGGCGACGGAATGCCGGTGTTGGGCGCGATCTGCGTCGTTGGAATATAGGAGGTACCGCCCTCAAAATAGGTGATGTCGACGCCGGTTGCGGCCAACGTGCCGGGTAGCGAAACGGTGACACCTTGCCCGGCTGGCCGCGTGATCGTTCCAGTACCGTCGGCCGTCACCATTGCGGGACACGGGCCGGATTCTTCGCCCAGGTCATTGACCAACGTGTAGAGGTAGGTCGTGGCCTCGTCTGACGCGGTGGACGAAACCGGGCCGGTTCCGCTGATGACGACGTTGTCGAAATTGACCTCGGACCAATACGGCTGAGAGAAGCCTCCGGGAACCGTGGTGCCAAAGCCGAAGCCCGGCCCGGAATTGGGAACATTCGTGCCTGACGTGATCGACAAGACGGTCGTGGTGCCGTGCGAAATCACTAGGTTGATCTGGCACGTGCCCGCGGTTTGCGGCGTGATGGTCAACTTCGCCGTGTAGAAAACATTGGGAAGGAACGGCCCGGTGAACGCGGCGTCGGCATTGACCTGCCACGTTGGTATCGATCCGGACGCTATGGTTCCCGAGGAGAGCACAGATCCATACGCGCCGTTGTTGATCGCCTGAAAATTCCAGGCGACGCCAGACGGGGTGATCTGCACATTGACCAGGGAACCCGAAACGGTGGTATCAAGGTTGCACAGGAAAACCAAAGTGCAATCTTGTTCCGCGTCGTAGGCGTTGCTTTGGAAAGCGAAATTGGCCGTGACGGTCGTGTCCTGCGTGTTGTCGATGGCAAATGTTTTCCAGCCGTAGGGCAGATTGCCGCTGATGGCTCGAGTGTTCAGCGATGCGCCGGGGTCGCCTCCAGTGCCAATGATTTGCGCAAGGCCCACGCCAGGCGTGCTGACGAGGTTCCAGTCGACCGCGCCGTCGAACGTCTCGGTGATCGTTACCAAGTTGGCGCCCGGAGCGGCCGGCACCAGGGTCGGTTCGCTAATCGCTACGGTCGGGTTGGGAACGCCTAGCTTGCGCGAGTAGATGGGGAACGGGCCCCCGTCGGGCAACGCACCCGACGCGATGGTCGACGACCCGGTGACGGGATTGCCCGAGCCATCCACGAGGCCGCTGGCCAATCCCAGATCGGTAAACCGGGGCGCGTCCAGGCCGCAGAAGTACGTGCGCACGCTGTCGTCGCCAGCGATGGAAGCCTTCGCAACGTCAATTTCCACCACACTCGAGCTTGAGCCCGGTACGTCGGTGAACGCGGACGTGGCTGGCGTGTAACCCGTGACCGGGTACTGAGCGATGTCCGAGACGCGAAGCTCATCGGCATAGAAGGTGCCGAATGTCGGATATTCGACCGACAAAATATCGGGCAAGTGGGTAGGCGTGTAGTCGTTGGTGTCGGCGAACGAACCGATGACCACGCCATCGACGAACACGTACGACGTGCCGCTCTTGCGCATGAAACAGAAGGCGTGCCACACGTTGAAATTGTCGGTGGTGTACGCGACGGTTTGCGCGCCCTCGACGAAACTAAATCCCACGCCGGACTGGAAATCGAAGGAGAATGACGGATTGGGGTAGCAGCTGAAACTGAAAATGTCGACGTGAATATCGTTGGTCCACTGCAAGCTGCATTCGACCGTGAAGTCGCCGGTGCCAAAATTGAAATCGGTTCCCGGGTCCGTTATCTCGAGATTTAGGTTGAAGTTGGCGCCTTGAAGCGAGCCCGCGCCATAGAGGACGGTGGTGTTCTCCTGTTGGAAGCCACTGCCGCAACTGGACTGGTCGATAACGGTGTGCCCGAAAACGTCGATGAAATCGGTGCTCCCGACGTTGTCGAAGTGCATGAGCAGTTTGACCGCGCTGGCACCGCCCCAGGTGAGCCACAGCTGGTCATCCTGGTAGTAGATCGTGATGGGGTCGACGGCGATCTGCTGTGTCGTGGCCTCGTCAAAGCCTTTCCAGCTTTCCAGATTCCCGGAGAGCAGGCGCGGGTTGTTGGCCAGTTCGGCCATTTCATTGCCGAGCAGGCGCCTCGCGATACGGGGAACCTCGCCCTTGAAAATTTCTACATTGACGGCCATTACGGATTCCAGACCTCTGCGCGCGCGTTGGCCTTGCCTGCCATCCACTTCAACGCTATCTTGCCGCCGGCCAAATACGCCTGGGCAGGCGTGCGCTTGCGCTCCCCTTGCGGGTAGCGGATCCAGTTGTACCCAACGATAGGCACATGCACGGCGCGGCCCTTGGAGGCGACCGCGGCACGCATGAGCCAATCGATAGGGGCGCCGGTCGCTTTGTGAGCGTCCATGACTTCCTGGCCGACGAGCGCCGTGCGAAAAAACGCCAGGTGATGCGTGGCCATGCTCTGCTCGGCGATGTTCGCGTAGGTCGGCGTCGTGTGCGGCATCCGGTCGACGAGGTTGTGTTTTCTGCCGTAGACCGTGGTGATGCGCTCGCAGGTGAACGCCAGATCCGCGCCGGTTTCGTTTACGCAACGCTGCAGCACGGCGATCGAATCGTTTTCGACCAAATCATCGTCATCGACAAATGCGACGAAGTCGGCCAGCAGGCGTGCCTCCCAGATTCGCTCGTTCCATCCGGTCAGGTTGTCGTTGCTGGTCGCGTCCACGATCACGTGGAAATCCACGCCGGCGGGCAGCTGCGAGCGCACCGAGGCCTCGGCCGCGGCCTGGGTGTCGCGGGTGCCCTGCGTGACCATCACGACCGCAAACTTGGGCATGGCTACCTCGAAATGAACGGCCGCGGGGTCGCCCGCACGCTGGCCTGCTGAAAGCCCTTGTCCTTCCACGTGCGGGCAAGACCGATGCCTTCCCAGAATTTGCCGCGCCACTCCATCGATTTTTGGCCGTTGCCCCACGATTCGTTTTCCATCGAATACAGGAACTCAAGCGCGCCGGCCTCGATGTACGTGTTGAACTTGTTGAGCAGATCGTTCGGGATGACCTGGCTCGCAAGGGACGGCTGGCAGATGAGGCTGACCTTGGCCCCATAGGCGTAATTTGGGGTTGGGTAAAAGACGATCATCCCTTCTGGCAAATAGCTGTACCAGTTTGGAATGTCCGTTTTCATGTTCGGATCGTAGTAGGCCTGATCGGTCGGCCGCAGGTTGACCCACGTGGTGTTCTGCTGCTGAATTTCCGCTGCGGCCACGCCGATGACCTCAAGGTTCGTGTCGCTGCCGAAGTTGTACTCCGGCTGGTTCACCGTGAGGGTCGCCTGGGCGATCTGCCGGCGCAGGTACATCGAGCGCGCGCAGAATTCCCGGGCCGCGCGCATGTATGCCTGCTGCACGATGGGCACCGGCGCTTCCTTGATAAGCGCCGCGACGTCCAGGCACACAAGGCCCACCGCGGTCGAGGCAGGCGTGATCGGACCGCCCGTGATGACGCCGGCGAAGCTCTGCGCGTCGATGCTGGTCGACGGCGGCCCGGGGTTGAGGGAAAAAGTCCCGCTAGACATCGCGCTTCTCCCGGTCGGTGAGCTCTGGCGCCGTATCCATCTGCGCCGCCTTGGCGCCCGTGATGCCGGCCTGGAAACGCTGCCAGTAGAAATTGGCCTTGGTGATGTCCTGGCGCCGCGTGTTGGCGCCCATGGCCTTGCTGCAGACCCCGTCGACGAGCGCCTGCCGGTAGTTGTCAGGCAGGGGCACCACCGAGGACGACAGCGGCAAACAGCCGATCCCCGACAAAACGGGGATACAACCGCACAGGGCCATGATTTCTCCGGTCCCGTTGTTGGGCGGGTACACCTGGAAATGCACCGGGTCGCGCTCGTCCGTGGTCACGTCGGAAACGTCGACCGTTTCCGTGTTGGCGCGCCACGTCGGGAACCTGCGGGAGATGAGGGTCAGTCCGCCCTTGGTCACGGCGTTGCCGCTGGCGACGTTGTAGTACGGCTCGAGCAGCTGCAGCACGTTCGCGGGCACCGTCTGTACCGAGCCGGCCACGAGCGGTATGGGGACGATCTGCGGGTAAATGTCGCGCTTGAGGCTGGCCGCAGCCGCCATGACATCGTCCAGCCAGCGCAGCAGGGTGGCGTCGGACCACGTGTAATACGCGGTGCCGTTGTCAAGGAGCTCGTCCCGGACGGATCCCACCAGGTCCGTTACGAGCACGGTCATTTCAGTGTGTGGCGCTGATGCCGGCCGCCGGGGGGGCTGCGTTTTTCTCGCGGAGCTTGAGCACGGCCTCGTACACCTCGCGGCGGGTCTTGATGCCACCCAGATCCGCGCCGAATTCGTCCGAAGCGTATTCGATCAGGTCGCCACGCGACGCGCTGTCGATGTCGAATTTGCCGGCCTCGATCGCTTCCTTGACCGTGCCGCCTGTCTCCGGGTTGTAGCCCCGCAGGTACAGGAGGCGCTGCTCATGCGTGGCGTTGAGCGGCCCGTGGTAGGGGCGCAGCACACCCATGGAGTGCTGCTGCGCCATGGAATTTGCCATGACGAGCATGCCGTCGGTGGAGCGAATGCACACGACGGGTTTCTCGGGCTGGTAGTGCTCGGCCGATTTTGCGGGGGGCAGACTCATGGGAACCTCCAAGCGAACGGGGCCCCGCCGGCAACCGCCGGCGGGGGCTTTCTACTGCGCGATCAGACGCCGGTGATGGTGTGACCCGGCGCTCCGGACGTCGAGCGGTGGCCCATCTTTCCGCCGGTCTTGCCCTCGGTCTTTTTGCGGCCGGAGCCGCTGTCGCTGTTGAGCATGCCGGCGCCGCCCTTGTCCTCGACCCCTTCGATGTTGGCGTTTTCGCCATTCTCGTAGTCCTGCTCGGGGCCCAGGGGGGCGTGCTTGAAGTTCATTTTGGCCTTGCCGCTGGCCATGTCGACCTGACTGCTGATGGTGTCGGGCGGCATGCGAACCTTCATCGCATCCAGGCGAAGCTCGCCCGGAACCGTGCCGCCGCCGCCTCCTACTTTGACATTGGACATTTCTCGCTCCTAAAGTTGTCCAGTAGCCAAGGCCCCGAAGGGCCCTGGGTTACGGGTGGGCGTACGACGTGCCGATGTACGTTGCGCCGATGACCTGGAACCCGAACACCATCAGGCCACGGATGAGGTAGCCGAAATCGGAAGGGTTGTCGATCATCTGCGCTTCGACGATCTGCGCGGCGAAAGCTAGGCCGGCCGAGTGTCCGAACATGATCGACCAGGAGGTCGCAATGCCGGAACCCGGGGTGTTTTTCGCGATGTTCCGCGACTGGTAGATCGAGAAGCGATCCACCACACCGACCTTGCCGTTGCGCAGGATCGAAACACCGTCGCCCGCGAGGGAGGCGATGCGCAGATCGGAACGCTTGACCAGGTTGATGTACCAGGGAGGCGCGACGAGCCAGCGGCCCTCGTCCGAGACGTTGTTCTCGTCGAGGCACTGGCCCATCCACGTGATGTGATCGATCACGTTTTCCTGCGGGGACACCGCGCCAGTGGGAACCAGCTGGATCGGGGACGTCAGGGAACCGAGGTTGATGTTCGCCGAATCCGCGCCGGCCGTGGTCCCCGTGTTGGTCGAATCGACCTGCGTGGGGATCGTGGTCAGCATGTCCGCATCGGCCGCGATTTTCAGCTGGATCGAGCCGTCGTTCGCGAAGATGTCGCTCAGGTCGACGTCCGACTGGCGGATGTCGACGATGTTCAGCCCGACGTTGAAGCTGTACGCCTGGTTGATGTTGAGCGTGACCGAATTGCGGGAGGGATACTGCGGCGAAAGACCGGCACCGATGACGTACGTGGACACGGTGATGTCCGGCACGGTACGGATGACGACCTGGGCACCGTAGCCGGAGATGTCGCCCTCGTAATCCGTGGTGGCGATTTCACCGAAAACGGTGGTCTTGTAGAACTTCTCGACCAACTTGCCCGAATACACGACCGGGTTGAAGTTGACGGTGCCGGTGGGATCGTACTGCGGATACCCACCAGTGCGCGCTGGACCGCCCATCTGAATGCTCCTTTGGGTTGTTCAGGGCGACGCTGGCATGTGGGCTACGTCGAGCCCCGTCGAGCCATCGTCGCTTGAACCCGCGCGTCGAACACCGCTGCCTCCTGGGCCGTCATCTTCCCCAGCTTCTTTGCTTTGAACCCCGCCCGCATTTCGGGCTCGCTCATTGGCACGCTGGACATATCGCCGACCGCGCCTGGGGGCGCGCGCGGGGATTCCTGGGCCGTGCCCGGCGCCGCCGAAGCGGTGACAGGTGGCTCGGCAGGAACCCGAACGGGTTGCAGGCTTTGCATGAACGTGCGCAGCATGGTGAGGACACCCTCTGCGTCGCCCGCGGCCTGGAACTGGTCGAGGATTTTCTGGCGTGACAATCCGGACGTCGAATCACGACCGTCCAGATACACCCGCCAACGTGCGTCCTGGTTCACCGCCCGCCATTCCGGCATGCCCTCGTCGAGCACTTGGAAAAAAGCGCGCTGTCGCTCGGCCTTGGTCGAGGCTTTTTGCTTTTCCTCACGCTCAAGGATTGGCTTGACCTCGGCCGCGATGCGAGCGGCGACGGTTTCGTCGGCAATACGTTGGGCAGAGCGAACGATCGTCAAAGCGTTGTCCTCGCCGATGCGTTCCAATTCCTCGGCAGAGAAGTGCTTTGTCAGATCGATCGCGGGCTGCGCGGCGGGGTGGCTGCGCACGAGCTCGGCGTTCTTTGCCTGCAGCTGCTCAATTTCCAGTTGAAGCGCGGCGATCTGCGAGTCCTTGGTACGGAGGTGGTCGCGACGATGTCCTTCGACAATGTTGCACCGGGCCTTCCAGTATTTCGGATCGTTGTCGCGCGCCTCGTCTGGCGCTTTGAGCAGCATTTCGGGCGTGAATTCCGAGGCTGCGAGCGGGGCTGAAACAACCGGGGAAGCCGTTGCCGGCGGGTCCGCGGGGGGAGTTTCGGTGGGTGGTGCGTTTTGGGCTTCCAGAAGCTCCAGCGCGCGCGCGTGCTGCGCGACAATCTGCCGGGGGATCTTGGGGCCTCGATCGACGACTTGGGTTTCGTTCACGGGGTTCCTTGAAAGCCGATCCACTGGTCAATGAATGCTGGCTGGGTCCAGGACTCGGTCATTTGTTCGGCTGACCGTTTACCGCGCGCAAAGGCTGATGAGAGCGGGTTTGCGCCGTGCGTTCCAGTTCCTCGTCCGCGCCCCGGATCTTTTCGGCTAGGCTGACCAGCCAAGCCGAAACCCCTTGAGCGCGGTAGAGCGCCGGACCGTCTGCTTTCCGGCACTGTTCATCGTGAGACGAGAGCTCCTTGCTCAAAATCGTCTGTAGGAGGGCGTAATCCGGGCTCCGGCCGAGGCGGGAGAGGAATTGCAACTCCGGGACAGTCAATTTTGCAAGCACGTGGGGCTCCAGACTGGCCGAATCGTACCCGCCGGCAAACCCTATAGCAAGCGGTCACTTACCTGCTAATCGCCGGAAAAGAGCAATTCGGAGGCCGCTTGGACCGCAATGAGGTTGTTTTGGACCCGCTTCAATTCGTCTCGAGCGTGGGCCGCTTCGGCGCGCAGTTGGGCCAATTCGTTCCGGGAAACGGCCAATTCGTTTCGGATTTGCTCGATCTGGAGCGCGAGCATGGCGCGCGCGGCCTCCATGTGGTGACTGACCTCGCCAAGCTGCTTGTCCAGGCGCGCGGCCGATTGCTGCGGGTCAAACTGCAGCTTGCCCACGAGCTCAAGCCGGATGCGCTCGCGCTCGGCCGCTTCGGCCGCCAGTCGGGCGCGCTCGGCCTCGGCGGCGGCGCGCGCGGCGGCAGCGATTTCCCGGGCCCGCTGTTCCTCGTCCTCGATGAGCTTGAGCCGGGCGGCGCGGCGGGCCGCGGCCTCCTGGTGCTCGCGCAGCCGGCGCGCCTGCCGGGCGGCGCGGATCGCCTCGTCGCGGGTCTGGATCGCCTCGGCCGATTCACGAATGACGTCCGCGGCGATGTCCGGCGCTTCGATCCGGATGGGCTCAACTTCGGGCGTCTCGGCCAGCCGGTCAAAATTGCCGATTCCCGGCGAAACGCCGACCTTCGGGACAACGGCCTGGGGCTGGGGGTCGACCGCAGGCGCAGGCTCGGGGTCGTTGCCCCATTTGATGCGCACATTGTGGTGCCAGCGCGCGGTGTACCGCGGGTCGTTCGCCAGCGATACCGTTGACGTGGCCGCGGTCGCCGCCAGCAGGCCGCCGATGGGAGTCTGGCCTATTGCGTCGGCGCCCAGAAGCATGTCAGTAGGTCGTGAAACTCGAAAGCGAGAGTTGGGTCAGAGAATACCCGCCGCCAAGCGAGGCCATCACCGCATTGACCGCGGCGACGTTGTTGGCGACGTTCGGAAGCCCCGCCGTGGTGTGGCAGGTACCGATGAGCACCGGCGTCGTCCCGGTCGGCGGGATTGTAAACACCGGCGAACCGCTGTCGCCCGAATACACGCCGACGACGCCGCTCTTGGGCGATTTGCTCCAGGCCTGGCGATTTGACTCGACGCAGGCGATGTACGTCGCATCGTTGGACGAATTACCCCAGGTCGGCAAATCCAGCAGCAGCACCTCCTGGTTCTGGTTGAAGTGCAGCAGCGGGACGTACGTGAAATTCTGGTAGATCTGGTCCACCCCGGCCGCGGGCAGGTAGCATGCCCCGCTGGGACTAAAGGTGGCTGCCGGAAACACCTGCATCGGCGTGCAGTTGGCCAGCGCCGACGAGAGCAGAGCCACGCACAGATCGGTGCTGCCTACCTCCTGACGGCTGCTGACGGTGGCGCTGTGGATCGCCGAGTCCGTCCCCAGGAAGTACAGCGTGTCGCCCGCGGTCAGCGCGACGTGGTTGGCGCACAGCACGTGGCGCGGTGAAATGAGCACGCCGTTGAACTGTGCGGTGTACGAACCCCCGGAGAGTCGGCCGATGGGAATGCCGCTCAGGTCCACCAGCGACTTGCACCAGAGCGAGGAGTTGCGAACCGCGGCACTGTGAAGGTTGTTGCTGGAAAAGGCGTCCACCGTGCCGGCGTTGCACGACAGTCCGACGAGCGCGGCGTCGACCGGATTGGTCACGGCGTACGCGAGCGACGCGCTGATGAAACTCTGAAAAACGGTCGACGTGCCGCTGGTGTTTCGCCCCACCGGATACTTGAGCAGGCTCGTGCCATACAAAGGGTCCGTGGCTTGCAGCACTGCGTCTCCGTCGGCCACCCAGACGGCCGGACCATCGTTGACGGCCACATTGCAGACGTGCGAATAGCCCGCGTGGGTTCCATCGGTGAGATTCACAAACGAGGGCGAGACGCCGCTCAGCGCCACCGTGAAAACGCTGTCGACCACCTGACCGATGGCGGTAAGCACATTCATGTCGCGCAACGTCGTCGCGGTGCCTCCACTGCCCGTCGTCGTGGTCGAGGGCAGCAGCGAGAAGGCATACTGCTCCTGCGCGTTGTACCCTCGGCACAGCGGGCCGCTCGCCGAGAACTTGATGTTTGTCATGGGTCAGCTTGACGTCGTCGTGGCGTCGAGCAAGAAGGTGGCGACCCAGTTGATCGTCGTCGACGAAAGACCAGTCACCTCGACGTCCAGCGATTGCTGCGCGCTATTCCCCGCTATCGTGATCGGAGGCGTGGCCACCCACGTCGTCGACCACTGCGTTGAACCGTTGCCCAGCGCTTTGTTCAGCGAGGACGAAACCGAGATGGCGCCTCCGTTGTTGACCGCCAGGACGTCGTAGGTCCATTTGCCGCAGTTGGCCGAGCCGTTTTGCTTCGCCACGACGGTCAGCGTGCCCCCTATCGCCTGGCCCGGCCGCAGGACCAGGCGGTTGGAGTTCCCGAAGGCCTTGCTCGAATTGACCGCGGTTCCGGTGGTCGTGAGCACCACGTTGGCCGTGTTGCTGGTCGTCTGGATGCCGAGCGTCACGGATTGGAACTGCGTGTCTCCGACCGAAGCGATCTGGGCTTCGGAGATGGCCACCTCGCCCAGATTGAGCGGTGCGGCCGTGCCGCCGATCCCCACCCCGAGCTGGCCGCTCGAGTTTTCGTAGAGCGTCGAGTTCGGGCTGATGGCGGTAGCTGGGTTACTCGTGTTCTGGCTATTGGTAAAGGCCACCGTGACGGTGGTGCCCGATATGTTGGTGATCGTCCCGGGCAGGTAGCAGTTATTGTTGGCTATCGCCGAGACCTGCACGCCTGTTTCGAGCACAAAGGGCGCAGTCCCAATCGACGACATGGCCAGCGTGACCGCGCCGGGGAACGTACCACCAACCGTGGTGAACGAAAATCCCTGAGACTGGTTGCCGGTGCCGGCGCCGTTGATCGAAGTCGATGCCGAGCCGTACAGGAAATTGAAGAAGTTGCCGTTGCCAGCGCCGAGGCAAACCCCATAGGGTCCGTACACGCCCATATTGCCTTGCGTGTTAAGCGCCATCGCCACGGCCGCGCTGACGGTGGTGCCCGCCCCGACAGCCAAAGACTGGTCGCCAGCGGCGATACCTTGGTTAAACGAGAGCGACCCGAACCCGTACGATTTTGCGCTCAATCCACCGGCGTACGACTGATCCCCCGCCGCGTTCGCTCGCACGCCGACCGCGGTTGCGCTGACGCCCGTTGCGGTGAGACCGATGCCCAGCCCCACCGCTTGCGAGCCAGTGACGGCGTTCGAGAATCCCTGGTTCACGCTCTCGGGCGCGTCGGACGTCGCGCGCAGCGTTGTGAGTTCGAGAAGCACCCAACTCGTGCTCGAAGCCTGCCACTGGAATCGCGCGCTAAGGATCGGGGCGGTCGGTATGTTGTTCGAGAACGGGTAGGTCGACCCGCTGTTCGTCGCTAGGACCGAGCCGTTGACAGTGATCGACGTCAGTACGGACGGGGTGGAAATGAACTGGACCGTCAGCGGTTGACCGTCCACGTAGCCGTTTTGCAACGTGCCCGTGAACGAAGTGACGCCCGCGCCGATGGTGGCGCGAACAATGCTCGACGTGCAGGGGATGGTGCCGGCCACAGCCCCGCTGCCCGCGAACGAGGCGGATTGAGACGAGGTCCACGGAAAAAAAACGACAGCCCCGCCAGCGGTGCCGGTGAACTGGACGATGGCCGGCGTGTCGATGGCGCTGGCGAGCTCGCCCAGGGTCGCGGCCAGTGCCTCAAGCGAGGCGAGGTTTCCAGTGCGCGGGATCCAGTCGCCGACGATGTTGCCGCTAGCGTCCTTGAGCACTGCGCGCTCGGCCGGGATCGAAACGAAAACGTCCTTGGTTCCCGTGGCGAAGTTCACCAAACTGCCGCCATTGGAGCTCGCCAGAACCGTGTCGCGCGTGAGGCCCGTCGAGCCGTTGAACGTCCCAGAGCCGAATTCCCAATTCGGGCCCGCGTTTTGGTCCGCGATGACGTACATCACGTCGGACACGGGCGCCGAAGGAAAACCCGAAGCGAACGACTGATAGCCCCCTGGCGGGGAATTGGCCAGCACGATCGCGCCGGTCCCCGTCGAGGTCGTGGTATCGCGGACGCGATCGGCTATGGCCGCGGTCACGCCGGCGCCTTCGCGGGCTGGGCGGGTTGCGGGTTCGCCCCTTCACCCTCGGCGTGCTCGGCGGCGATGATGTTGCCCTTGGCGTCGTACTTGAAAGCGACGCGCTTGGGTTTTGATGCAACCTGCTCGGCCATTTTCGCCCCCAGCGTGGCGCCGTGGATGGACTCGCGGCTCCTTGCGGTGATGTTGGCCACATCGATCTTGTTCTGGCGGTCGCGGTCGTTCTGGTCGCCGATGAATTGCTGCTGTGCCGCGGCCTGGGCCTGCTGCTGGCGCAGTGCCTCGGCCTGTTGCGCGCTTTGCTGATCCTGCATTTTCTGAACGTCTTTTTCCGGCGGCACGACATCGTCGTCGGCGCCATCCATCGAGCGCAACGCTTCCTTGAGCAGCTTGGAGTACCCGACCAGCCCGGTGATCTGCATGGCCATCGGGTTCGAGCCCACGATCTGCAGGGCTTGCATGCGGCCTTGCCGTTGCGCTTCCTTGACCAGGATGGCAGCTGCCCCGCGCGCCACGATCTGCGCGTCGCCCTTGACCGTGTCGTCCTTGCCCCAGATCATTTCGTACTCGTAGGTCATCTGCAGGCACGGTTCGATCGCATACAGATCGACGTTGGAGACGGCGCGGCGCAAGCCCTTGGCGGCGTTGTTCATCAGCATGGACAGGCCCGCGTACGTGTCCGCGGCCCCGCCGATCTGCTGGTCGTTGCCGTACGTGTACCGTGGAATGCCGGTATCGTCGTCGCAACGAAGGTCGTACTTTTCGATGATCGTTTGAAGCTCGGCCGCGTTCGACTCGGCCTGGAAAAATCCCACGCCGGGGTTCACGCCCTGGGTGGGGTCGGATTTGAGTTGCCACACGCGCCACGGGAAAATGTCGACGGAGGACTCGCCGTCGGCAAGCCGGTCGGTGTGGACCCAGACCATCGGGCCTGCGGCCATGCCCATGTTGTCGGCCAGGGCCGAGGCCGCAGCGTTGCACATTTTCTGGCTCGTTTCGGCGAGCTCGCACACCGAGGTTCCCCAGAAGGAGCCCGGCCGAGCGGAGTAGCACGCCTTCCAAAATGGCCGGCGCTTCATCGGGTCCGGGTTCACGCGGCACATGATGACGTAGGGCCCGATGATCTGGGCCTCGACCTCGTAGTCCTGCACCGGGTCCAGTTCCTCGAGTCCGTCAATGCCCCAGGACATGAGCTTCCACCCAGGCACCGAGCCCCAAAACCACAGGCAATCGATGATGCCCCAGGGGGACAGGAAGGTATACATCGTTTCGTTCTGGAGGCGCTGGCGTTCGGCCTCGGTCCAGAGCCACGCCTCAAGGTGGCCATTGGCGTAGACACGCAGGCACTCGCGGATCTGGTCCTCGCGAAAGCCCGGGAGCCCGATGCAATCGAATAGCTGCTCGCGCCAGTAACGGATGCGAACGACCAAATCGCCCTTCTGGCAATCGGTGGCATAGGGTGCAGGGAACACGTCGAACGGGTCGATGCGCTTGTAGACCATCTGCGATTCGTTCTTGACCCCGACCTTCCAGCCCGGGAGCCATTCGAGCGTGTGCCGGCGCTCGTAGATCGGACCACAGAGGATCGCGGCCTTGTAGACCGAAAAATCCTCGATGAACTCGTCCATCGCCTTGTAGTACCCGCCGGCCTCGAGAATTTCCTCGATGCGGTCGCTCATGCGGTCGGCGCAGGACTGAGCGAGTTTGGATGCGCGCTTCAATACGTCGTCGTGCATCTGGTTGTGGATTTCCCACGCCATCTCGCGAAATTCCTCGTGGCTCATCAGCAGCTTGGTCTGCTGCTGCATCTCCTGCATCGCCTGGGTCGCTTTCTCCGTGGCCTTGTCGAGCAGGGCCTTGGTGAATTCGATCGGCATTTTTGGCAAGGGGGACGGTTCGAGCGACCAGGCCCGATCGCCCACGGGCAGCAGAATCTCGCGCATCCACGCCGAGCACGCGCGCGTTTTCGTCTCGGTGAGCGGGATCCACACGAAATTGGAGCCGCCAAGGCTTTGCATCTGCGCGAGCTCGGCCTGGGAATACTGGTTGCACTTGGCCCGAAGGCACTGGAGCAATTCAAGCTGGATCTTTTCCTTGAAGATCTTGTTTCGCTGCCAGCACTGGCGGATATGCCCGGCCAGCACGCTCTCGGTCTGCAGGCTCGAAAAGACGTTCTGCGACCCGTTGTTGTTGATGTCGGGATCGTTGGATTTGTTGGGGACCTTGCTCTTGTCCTTGGAGAACACGACCAGCGGCGCGACCTGCAGCCCCGTGCTCTGTCCCCCGTCCCCGGTGTAGCCGGCGCCGCTCATCAGTTTCTCCTACCCCAGACGTTGACTTGGCGCGTGCGCGTGGGTAGCGCGATGGCCCGCCGGCCCTTGGATATTTGCCGCACGATGTCCTCGTAGAACGTCAGGGCCAACGAGTCGGCCTTGTCCGGGGACGGATAGCCACGGTTTTTCAGATCGCGCTTGGCTTCAAGCTGGATCCGGCTCTTGCCATCGAATCCGTACTGCAGCGAACACAACTGATCTTCGAGCTCCTGGTCGTCGGGAATCTCGGCGGTTTCGAGCCAGCGGCGCATGCGGCCCCAGAGTTCGGCGCGCATGTTGTTGTAGGTGGCGTCGTCGCCGGCGGGCTGGGCGACGTTCACCTCGATGAGCGGAAAGCCGTCCACCCGCCTGAGCGCGTCGCAGCACGAGGATCCGATGCCGATGGCGTCGACCGCGCACCCCGTGATGTCGCGGTGCTCGTGCCAGACCTCGGTGGTGGCCCGGCTGGCCAGGTCCGGGCCGTCCAGGCCCGAGTAGCAATACTGCCGCAGCACTTTCTGGCCTTGTCGGACGGTGATGACGCTCGAATCGTCGCCGAAGCGCGCCGGGTCGATGGACATGCGCTTGGGCAGCGAAATCCACAGGTTACGGTTGAGCTCGCGGCGTCGCGCCTCGCGCACGGTGTCGATCGGGATGAAGTTGGAGACGCCGGACCTGGGTGGCAGGCCGCGGACGCGGACGCGGAAGAAGTCCGAATCGACGCCGTACTCGGCTTCCCATTGGGCGATCAGCGCCTTGTTGGAGAAGCGGGACGTGCGGGAGTCGATGGTCTTGGACGACCATTCTTTGCTCTGGAAGCAATCGAAGAATTCGCCCGACGTCTGGGTCGGGTTGCCCATCGCGATCCAGATGATCTGCGTGTCGACGTCGGTGAGGGCGCCGCGGCTCACGCGCCAGATCTCATTGTGGATTTCGGAGGCCTCGTCGTAGATCAGCAGGATGCGCCGACCGAGGTTGTGCAGGCCGGCGAAGCTCGAGGGCGCGTGAACCGACCACGGGATCGCGTCCACCCGCCAGACGCGGCCGAGCTCCTGCCCGGATTTGTCGACGCCCTTGGCGATGATCGAACGGCCCTGGACCTCGAACAGGTGTTGGGCTAGGGACATCGAGTGCCACTTGGCCATCTCCGACCAGGTTTTCGTGCGCAGCTGGGGTTCGGTCATCGCGGTGACGACGCCGCGCGTTCTGGCCATGGTGGACAGGGCCCAATCGACCATCATGCCCACGAAGGCCGATTTTCCGATCCCGTGGCCCGAGCGGCGGGCCATCTGGATCAGGCATCCCTTGTCGCCGCCGGCGCGCAGCCTCTCTCCGATTTCGCGGAAGGCGTCGAGTTGCCATTCGTCGGGGCCGTCGAACTTCTCAAGCGGGGTTCCGGCTTCGCCCCAGGGGTAGGCCCACAGCGCAAAACCTTCGGGGTCGTTCTCGAACTCGGCCAGGCGCTCGAGGATTTCGTCGACCGCGGTATACGCCGGCGAAGCGTTGCGCGGCGCGCGGGATTCGGCTACCGCGGCCACGTTCAGGTGCCGGCGCGGCGCAGGCCTGTCTGGAAGATGGCGCCGGCCATGCGCTTGCGTCCCGTCGTGGGTACGCGAGTCTGTTCGCCCTGGTTGTCGGATTGGTTGTCTGCCGGGGCCGTCATGCCGTTGGCCTGGGCGTGGGATTTGGACCCCGAAAGCAGGGGCCAGCCTTTGGGTGGGGAGCCCGGGCCTTCGGGTATGGGGTCCATGTTCGCGGCCTTGTACTCCTCGGCCATGGCGTCGCGGTGCTTGACGTGCGGATGGAGCCCGCGGTCTGACACCAGCTGCCCGGGTTTGATCCCGTCGATGACCCGCTCGGCGCGTTGCGACCCGGTTTCCCGGTTGGAGGCCACCGTCTGCCCCATGCCGGTTGCCAGGGTGCGCGCCTTCATCTGATCCAGAATGCGCGTGCCGCCGTCTTTCTTGGAGTAGTCCATGGGGTTCCCCGACACGACAAGGGAGCCCGGCGCCCGGCAGGCGCCGCGGGCGGGCCCGCGCTGGCGCGGAGTGTAGCCGCTTACTTATCGACTGGAAAGGGCGCGGGTCGGATCCCGTCGCGGGCTTCCGGGGCCCTTTTCTGCGGATTGTCCAGGGCCGGGTTGCGCGGCCAGCCCAGGGACCGGGCGTCGACCCCGACCGCGGCCCATCGGTCGATGTGCTGCCGGATCAGGGGCGAGTTGGGCAGCGGGTCGCCGCGTGGGTGGGCCATCACGCTTTGCGCAGGAGCTCGACAAACGACGGGCTCACGATCATCTTTTCGGGCCGGCGGATACGGACGCGCGCGGTGGCGGGCCGCGGCGGCTCGAAGTAGGGCTTGACGCGGGCGGCCCAACGCAGTTCCTCGCTGGTCACGATCTTCCTGTCCAGAAACGCGCGGGGGTACTCGGCCCGGCTCGTATACATGGTGAATCGGTCGAGCGTGCCGATCTGGCCGTTGCGCACGATCCCCTCGGCCATGGCGTCGGCCAGCGAATCGTCCGCGATCAACAGGCCGGCGCAGGTAAACACGCCATTTTGGTCTGGCACCCACAGACCGTCGGGACGCACGCGCATGATCGAGCTCGCCTTGACCAACGCCGGCGCTGCGCAGGCCGCAAGGATCGCACCCATGAATCCGCGGCGGTTCATTCTCTGCGCTCCGGTTCCTGGAATGCCCATCCGAATTTCAAAGACCCGGGTTTCATGGTCATGATCTGCAGGACCGTCAAAGTGAACGCCTCGGTCTGACCGTGGCAAGTCAACACGTAGTGCTGGTCGTTGCGGACGTCCGGGATCATCGACATGCGCTCAACCGGCTGGCGGCACTTGGCGCACCACGGGTACATGCCGAATTCGCAGCCGGGCGCAACGTCGTGGAGCCAGAGCGCCTTGGCCAGCGACCTGCAGATGCGGTCAATCGTCATCATGCGAACGTACCCAGGACAAAGTTGAACCGCGATTGCGCCTCGACCTGGCGCGGCGTGCGGCGCTTCGGGGGCGGATAGCGGTAGTCCAGGATCTTGAAGTCGTCGGCGACCCGGGAAAGCGGCTGCGGACCGTTCTGGCTCCACATGATCGCCTGGTCGTCCGCCATCACGAGGATCCCATCCGGGCGCTTGCACAGGACTTTCCTGTGCACACCCTCCCAAGTTGCGTCGAAGTCCGGTTGCAAATCCGCACCGGGCCAGAGCTTGCGGGCCTCGGCCTGGGTCGGCATGGCCGTCGCGATGACGATGTCCTGCGCTGCGGGCAGGATGATCGGCCGAGGTGCCTGCGCAAAGCCCATGAGGGATGTCGCGCGCACGATCGCCGGAGCCGCGCCCAGGGCCAGGATTCCCGCGAGAAAGGATCGACGTTCCATGGCCCCTCCGGTCCAGTTACCAGGACCAAAGCCTAGCAGGGTTCAGGACTCAAACCAAGCCTTCACCTTGTCCACCACCGACGACATGGTCAGGTGGTGAAACTCCTCCGGAATCGCCGCGATCTTGGCCTCCACCGCCGCCAGATCCGTCTGCATCGAAACAATCCTCGCCTTTAGCTCGGCCTTCTTCGCCTGCAGGATTTCGATCAACGTCGGCGGCGCCTGTTCTTCGGTCACGGCGAAACTCCTGGATCTGGCGCCATTCCTCGTCCGTATACCCGCCCGGCCAGTCATCAGGCGCCAACGGCGCAATCCACTCCTCGAACCGCGCCCACCATCTTGCCAGCAAACCCACGAAAAAACTACAACGGGTAAACGACCTGGGACTCCGAACTCACCGGACCCGTCCCCACCGAATTGGTCGCCGATACCGAAAACCGATGCGCCTTCCCCTTCGTCAAACCCGTCACCGTGATCGGCGAACTCGTCCCCGTCGCCAACTTGCCCTGCTCATCATCCCGGACAGTGTAAGTGGTCACGCTCACCCCAGCCGGCGCATAAAAAGCCACCGTAGCCGACCCCGATCCCGCCTTCACCCCGGCCACCGTCGGCCGGCCAGGAACCGTCACCGCACCCGGTGGCACCGGCGCCGCACCCGGAGGAACCGGAGGTATCGGCCCACCATACACCGTCACCGCATCCACCCCGTTCGGATTCAACCCCGAAAACTGACCCGCATCCATCTGGTTCGGCGCGTTCCGACCCGCATCATTGAGCAAAGCCATGACACCCCCTTCGGTGAAAATTCCGGCCCAATCCTAACCCCACAAACCCCACTGTCAATGCGCAGAAATGACCCACGTTCCACATGGAACGTGAGCGGTCACTATCCGCCAGAAAGAGTCTCCACCAACGCCTCGGGCCGCAATTGCGTCACCCAAAACCCCGCTGCGTTGCGCGCCATCCCGCGCCCCAGCATCTCGGACTCGGTAGCGCACCGCCGTTCCGGCGTCGCCACACGCCCCACCCAATGCCGCTCAAAAGCCCGCGCCGAATTGAAAAGCCCACCACACCCCGGACATTCGTTCCGGTCGCCACGGAGCGCGATTTCAGGGTTCGCCCTCATCTTCCTACATCCCCACCAAAAAAAACGATCCTACGATTTCTCCGGATGCTGCGCAAGGCATTCCCAAATGGGGAGAACACCCCGGTTTGCAAAACCACCACAATTTTCGTGTAGGGGCAGATGAACGGGGTAGAGGACCTTTTGGGCCAGGGTTTCGCCTTCGGCCAGGCTCGGGGTTTCGCTCTTGCGGGCTAAGGGCGTCCGTGCGGGAGGGTCGCGATACTTCTGGAAACGGTCATTTCCAGAACAGCGGATTGCCTTGCATATCAACGGCTTGCGGCCAGGTTGAAGGCATCAAGGCGGGTCCATGCGCATGCCGGCCGGCATCCCGGGGCAAGCTGGCGTACCTGGGACGGCATCCGGCTGCGCCTCGCACGCATGCGCGCCACGCGAGCGGGGCCAGGCCGAGCGGTTGATGGATCGACAGCCCCCCGCGGCCTTTTCCCCATGCCGGTGCATCCTCGCGCCCGGCGTCGCGGTGCATCCTCGGGCTCCGGCGTCGGCCGGGGCACTCGATGCCGTGCGAGCTGCCGCGCCCGGACTCGCTGTGTCTGGGATCTTGCCGGGTTTGCCTTTGGGTTGCGGGTTTGCCTTGCCGCTGTCGGCTTTTCGTGCGGTCGAAGTGGTGGCATGTCCCACCCTTGCACGTCCTGGCTGGGCTAGATGCCGCCTTGGAAGGGATTGACGGCGCCGTTGCCTGCATGGGCCGATGCTGGCACCTTGGGCAGGTACAGATCCCGGACGGCATTGCGCCATGTGGCTGCCCAGTCGAGCTTGATTCCCTTGGTACCTGGGACGCTGTGCCAGTAGTCGCGGAATTGGAGTGCCCATTCGCTGACCGTGGATGGTTGCACTGGCCTACCTTTGGCTTTGGCTTCGGCTATCGCCCATGCTTCCCAATCGTCCGGTAGAGCCCATCCCTGGGGCAACCTAGTACCCCTGGGCGGTGCCGTCTTTGCTTTTTCTTTATCCCCTAACCCCTTACCCCTTACCCCTTCGGGAACTAGGGTGCCGCTAGTGATAGCGCTAGTGGTACCGCTAGTGGTACCGCTGGTTATCCCCGGGTTATCCTCTGGGGCTCCGCTGTCATCAGGGGTCGAAAGGTCGAGGTGCTCAAGCAGCTTGGATGCGGCAATTCGCGTCGCCTTGTCCTTGAATCCGAAAGGTTTGATGCAATGCGACAATGCCCATGATGGGATAGGGCAGCGGGGTTTTAGGCTGTTGATCTTGGCCTGAAACTTGGCCAGTGCGCCATAGGTGACGCCGTTGACTTGGTACGGAAGGACGAGCCCTGCATCGGTCAATTCCCCGAGCATCTTGGCTACGGTTTCCTTGTCCCAGGTTTGCAACGGTGCGCATTCCCGGATCGCCCCATACCCCAATTCGACAAGCCCGTAATCGTCCGCCGCCAGGAGCAGGTGGGTCCACAATCGGTAGGTCTTATCGTGCAAACTGTTGACCGCCTCGCTTGACCGGATCCCGGCCCGCAGTACCCGGCTACTCATTGCGCGCCCCAATGGGCAGAGCTTCTACCTGATCCCGGAACAGTTGGTACAGGGACACGAACCGCGTGCCGTCCTGTTCAATGACTTCAAGCCGGGTTTCCCGGCACTCTGGCAACGCTTGCAATGCACGCCCCCCTATGGACTGAAACGTGGGTGCGGGTATCGGTGATAGGGCACCGAAGCGTGCAGCTGGCCGGCCGTTCGTTTTCCCCGCGCAGACGGGGAGCATACCGGCGCCTTCGCGCGCGCGCCACGGTACGCGCCTGGTCGCCATCGTTCCGTTCGGTAGCGCACCCTCCGGACCGCCGGCCGGCGAGCCTGCGCGCGCCCTATTTTTCAAAGGGTTACATGGCGCTTGACTCCCGCACGGTTGTATGCACATAATAGCGAACCGTATGCCTATGGTGGGCATGCGCTAACCGTAGGAGTTACCCCTGATGTCCGACCTTTTGAAGGGCGAGTTACCCGCGCCCGACCTTTCCCGCCCGACCCCGGCGCAACGCAAGAGCCGCGCCCGCAAAGCCCGCCCCGTTCCGCCCGCAGTGGTGTATGCCGATGACGCGCAAGAGGATGCGACCATTGCCGCTGCGCTCGACATTCTCGCCCGCAGGATGGGCTCGCGCGGGTCCGTCATGGACTCGCCCTCTGCAGTGCGCACGTATTGCCAACTGTCCATTGCGGACAAGGATCACGAAGTATTCGGTGTCCTGTTCCTCGACGCCCAGAACCGCCTGATCGCCTCGGAGTGCATGTTCCGCGGCACGCTCACGCAAACGTCGGTGTACCCGCGCGAAGTGATAAAGGCTGCACTCGGCCACAACGCCGCCGCCCTCATCCTGTACCACAACCATCCGAGCGGGCTTTGCGAGCCCTCCCGGGCTGACGAGGTGCTGACTCGCACGCTTGCCACCGCGTGCGCCCTTGTCGATGTCCGCGTCCTGGATCACATGGTGGTAACTCCGACCGCCTGCGCCTCGTTCGCGGAAAGGGGCATGCTATGAGAACGAAAATCACCGCCCAGTTCAACGACGTCACCGTCGAGCGTACCGATCTAATCACCGGCGAGCGCACGCGCACTACCTATTTCGTCCCCCATGTGTCCGATGGCCGCGCAGGATACGTTCGCATCCGCGATACGGCTGGCCGTTACCCGCAGGTATGCGAGCGCCTGTACGGCACCGGCAACACGCTGATGGCGACCGAAGCGACCCTGGGCGCCGTGATCCGCCGCGAACTGCGCCGTCGGGTTGCAGCCGAGCGCCGCGAAAGGACAACCCAATGACCATGACGCACTCGCATTGGAAGCGCGAAGTGTTGCGCCGCTTCCCCAATGCCGAATTTATCGAAGAATCAGACGGCGTGACCGCACGCGCCAATGATGCCGACTGTGGCTGGTGGATCGCCTCCGCGACCGCCGAAGATGACGACCACTGGATTTCCGGGGATACCTGGGAAAGGACCACCCCATGAACCTAGTACGCAATTCGCCCGCCTACGCCTGCGGGGACAACGCCTATATGGAGCAGCTTTACCAAGCTCTTGAGGCACTCGGCTGCACCCGTTCGGATGCGCAAGGCATCGCAGATGCCGCCGAGGAAAAAATCGCCTTGGCTTACGCCATGGGCACCACGCCAGACTTCCTAGCCGTGTCCCTGTTCGATCCGTTGGGAGTGCCCATGGCAGCGCCGCCAGTCGATCCCGTTCCCACCCTCCCGTCCGATTGACGCCAGCTGCGCGCCCTGCCCACGCGGGGCGCGCTGCGGGCGCCATGGTGGCACCCGATAACCGTAGGAGACTTTGCAATGACAAATCCAGACCCATCCGACGCGCTTGCGTCGCTGGTACAGGACCGCGACCGGCTGCGCTCGGCCTTGCAAGGCATCGTCAGCGCCGCTGACGCCACTGTGGGGCAGCTACCCATCAGCACCGCTATCGAAGTCGGCCGCCGCACCTTGAGCGAAAGTTACATCGAGCGCGACCGCCTGGGCACCGAAGCGCACGCGGCGGAGCTTTCCTACCGTCTGCAACGCGCACGCAAAGCCGGAGCAATCTGACGCCAGCGCGCGCGCCTGGTTTGCACCCGGGCGCGCCTGCGGGCGCCATGGTGGCACCCGATAACCGTAGGAGGTTTCCCAATGAGTGCATGGATTTGTATGCCGGAGCACTTCGGCCTGCTGGCCGCGTTCGCCGTTCGTCGGCACTGCGCGACCATCTTCACCCCCGATTCACGGGGCGTGTCAGCGCGGTTCATCGCCCAGGAATTGGCCCGGGAGTGCATCCGGTCCGTGGCAGCGCGCTACCCGAACGACGTGGACGGAGGGCGCCCGGGCGTGCAAATGCTCGACGCCGACATCATCAAGGAGGCTGGCGCGTTCGCGGAGTATTACCGCGACCACTGGCCCGAAGGGCAGACCGATTCGCACATCAACTGTCACGCGCGCTGCTGCCGGTACCAGTCAGACGTTTGCAGCGACTTTGCAACCACCGCCGTATCAAGCCAGCTTGAGGCGATACTGTCCGAGACGCGCGACGCGCCGCCCCTTCCCGCCGTTCCGTTCGTCTGGGGATTCGAGGACGATACGACGCGCGACATCCTCGACAACGCAACCCGCATCATTTTGACCAAGGCCAGCGCATGAAAACCTTTACCATCGACAAGGCTTACAACTGCCTGTATTGGCAGACCGCCGTGGTGCGCGCGGAGAACATCGAGCAGGCAATCGACCTCGCAATCGGGGCCGAAAGCCTGCGCACGATTGACAATGCCAGCGTCGCGCTCGACAGCGCCGAGGCGGGCATCGTCGCGCTCGACGAATGGACGTGCGACGGAGGCTGGGGCGAATGCGGCCCCACGTTCATCACGGACGTCGCCCTGGGAGCGGAGCGCGCCGCCGACTTGCCTGGGCGCGCGTTCAACGTGGACGACGGCAACGCCGTCATGCCAGTGCCCAAGCAGTACGGCCAATTCGCAACCGAATGGCCCCAGGAGGCTGCGGAACTGGAACGGCTGCGCGAGCAAAACCTGCGCTTGCGCGGGCTGGCGCAACTCACGCTCGACGACATCGAGGCATTCGACGCGCAATGCTACGCCGAGGACTACACCGACACCGAAGAAGCCTGGATCATCATGGGCAAGCTGGCCGCGCTGGCGCGCAAGCTGCTGGCCGATCCGCAACCCGCCAAGGTGCCAGCATGACGCCCGCCGCCTGGTACGGCTTTGCCGCCGCCCTTTTCGGGCTGGCGGTTTTCCTTTTCAAGTACCGCCAGCACCGGCGCCGCATGCGCCGGTTCGCGCCGCCGCTGGAATGGCCGCGGCCCTTTGAATACTGCACACTCGAACCGCCCAGGAGAATCAAGCCGGCTCCCAGGTACGTCTGGACAAGGGGACAGAAATGAGAAAATCCGCGCGCGGGTACATTTTCCGGCAATTCATCATCCCCGAGCACATGGGGGAAGCTCTCGACGAGTACGTCGACCGCGGGCGGCCGGTCGGGGATTTTCTCTACGCGGTCCTGACCAATGACCTATTCGAGGCTTGCGGGCGCGCGGACATGCACAACGCCCCGAACCTGACAGCGTACTGCGCTTGGCTCTACAACGAAGCGCCGAGTCAGTGCTACGGCTCGCGGGAGAAGGTCGTTGCCTGGTTGAAGCGCCATCAGGAAGAACGCGACCGCCGCATGGCCGCCACGGGTCAAGTACAGGACGGGTCAGCCGATGAAAATTGAACGCCTAGCCGTCAGCATCGCGCGCCGGCGACTTCGGGAGAAGTTCGGGAGCGACGGTTACAGGATTTCCGACGCCGGCGTCATCAGCGTCCGGGACAGCGCCGGCACCTGGGACGAAATTGGGCTCATCGAGGGCGGCTTTGCTTTCCTGCCCAGCTGGCGTATCGCCTTGACCGACGGCCGGCCTGTGAATGTCTACCTCGACCGCACCACCCGGGAGAAGGCGCTGCGCATCGGCAAGGGTAGTCTCTCCGCTGGGCTCCGCATCGCCGTCCAGAACGCGCGCGAGTGAGTCCAGATCGACCCCGGCCACCGGCCCCGCGCCTGGTGGCCGGTTTTTTTTCGGAACCCCATACCACGCATAGCACTCGTCGCACAGGCCGCCGTTGAGCAAGTTGTGGTCCAGCTGGCGCCGACACATGAAACAGGGTTCGTTCAAATCGCCATCCCTTGCTGCGCGGTGCGCCGCTCCTGGAGCGCAGCATATTCGGGATTTATCTCGCAACCAAGCCAGCGCCGGCCAAGCGCCTGCGCGACCTGGCCCACGGTCCCGGACCCGAAGAACGGATCCAGCACCACATCGCCAAGCTCGCTCCCGGCCAGGATGCACGGCTCGACCAGCGCAGCCGGGAACACCGCGAAATGCGCGCCGGCATAGCCCTGCGTGGGCACCGTCCACACGGATCGGCGCCGGCGCGTTTCGGGCACCGGGCGGTTCCAGTTGGCAAGGCCGATGCGCGTGCGCCGATCGTTGACCCCGGACACATCCTGGCGATCCTTGGCGCCCGTTCCGTATCCGTGGACGACCTTGCCTGCTTTGGTGGCCGGCTCCGCAATAGCGCCGCCGTCGAAGAAATACCGCTCCGACTTCGAGAGCAGGAAAACGTACTCGTGCGCCTTTGTGCAGCGGTCCTCCACCGATTCGGGCATCGGGCTGGGCTTGTGTTAAATGATGTCCTGCCGCAGGTACCAGCCCGCCTCCTGGAGCGCGAAGGCCACGCGCCAGGGCATCCCCATCAGATCCTTGGATTTGAACCCGGGCCAGCGCCGGTCGGACCTGGGGATCGGTTCATCGTCGCGCCGGCGACTGGCCACCATGTCAGCGCCGGGTCCGCGCGTGCCGGCGTAGCAATCCCCCAGATTGAGCCAGAGCGTCCCATCGTCGCGCAGCAGCGCGCGCACCGCCTCGAACACATCGACCAGCGCCGCGACGTATGCCTGCGGTGAGTCCTCAAGGCCCAGCTGCCCGGGGTGGCCGTAGTCCCGCAGGCCGAAATAGGGCGGGCTGGTCACACACGCCCGCACGCGAACCCCGGCCGCCGCCCAGGAGCGCATAATCACGCGGCAATCACCGACCTCGCAGCGGTTCATAGCTGCAGCCGCGCCTGCGTCGAGCGGTATCGCAGGCCATCGTCCAACGGGTGTCGAGCGCAGAGTTTGCCGCGATAGGTCCGGGTCATATCATCGGGTCCGCGTCCATCATGCCGCCCGGGTTGAACCGCAGGGACCGCCGGTCGATCCAGTAATTGAACCGCCCGCGAAAATCCCAGTGCTTTTGCTTGTCCACCTTGACGATCAAGTCCGGTTCCCGCCTTACGTCATCGTCGGCCTTGTCGGCGTCGATTTTGTCCTCTTTGGCCTTGTTCCGGAACACGCAGATGAGGTTTTCCGCAAGGTCGGGCACCGAGCCAATGCCCCGAATGTTGTACCCGGTCGGCATCTTCGTTTCGTCGCCCTTGTCGGGCTTCGCAGTGTGCGCAACGCAATGCACGTGCATGCCGGTCACGCGGCTGATGGTCTGGCACCCGGAGAAAAAATCCTTGTGCAGGTCGGAATGGTCATTGCCCACCGGGAGCAGCGTGGTCAGATTGTCGATCACGAAATGCCGACAACCGAGCTCGACCGCACAGTACCGGATCACCGCGAGCAGGTGCGCCGGCTTTACCTTGCCCATCACATCGTAGATGGTCAGCGCCTCGGACAGGTGCTCGAGGGCGAAGTCAATGCGATCGACGTCGGGCTTGGCCAGCGCGAGCGCTTGGCGCACGGACAGCGCGATTAGCTTGGTCGCCGGCATTTCAAAGGAGGCCACCGCGCAGCGGATCCCGCGGCACGCCCAATGCGTGATTAGCTCGTTCAGGTAGATTGACTTGTAACTCTCGTGGTACCCGAACCAGACGGAGCACTCGTGCTCGCGGAACTGCAGCCGGTCGTGGGTTTTCGCGGCCGGCATGGTGTCGCCCTTGCAGGTGTCATCGGAGAACAGCGCGACAACGTCATCGCGAAACGCCGCCGGCGCGCGCAGCAGGTGCGCATCGTCGGGAATCGCCCACCGCTTGACATCGACCTCGCCCGGATCCCGGATGATCTTGCGCGCCTTGACGATCTGATCCGCGACCTCGCGCCGGCGCTGGTCGTCCATCACGGCCGGCAATCCATCACGGCTCGTATAAATTCGGCGGCAACTTGCGGGACGATGGCATTGCCCGCGGCGCGCAGCTGCCCCACTCGGCCGGGAACCCTTGCAGCCAAAGGGAAAATGCCGGGTTTAACTGGCCGGTTTTTTCCATCCCGGCAGGGTATCCAAACGGCGTCTGACCAGAACCCACGAAACGCACCGCGTGCTCGAGCGTGGTCGAGTGCTTCCTGCCGTCCAGCGTCACCCCCGTCGCACTGAGCCGGTCCGTCGAGCTCACCCGGCCGCCGTTGGGGACCACCGGGGTCGGCCACATCGCCACCGCCGCCGCCTGATTGGAGAGCGAATCCCCCTTCGGATCCCCGGTCCTTTCCAGATACGTGCGGGAGGATCCCACCTTGAAGTCCCGGGCGTTGGGCGTCGCCCAGGCCGCGGCATCGTTCAAGGTCGTGCCCGTGTTCGCCCCCCTGGCCATCCTGGCATCGTCCGTCTCCACCCCGCGCCGGCTGTCGATGCTCAAGGGGGTCGGCCACGGTGCAAGATGCACTGTGTCGTTCAAATTCGACATACCGTGCCCCTTTGCTTTCTTCGCCGCTATGTATTCCGGGTTGTGCGCCGGGAAATAGTCCCGCGCCGCTGGCGTCGGCCAGTGGATCAGCCGCACCCGGGCCGGCAGCTCGCTCTTTTGGGTTCCCGCGCCCGCGCTCCCCCGCCCATCGGGCTGCATTGGCGTCGGCCACGAACCAGAGTCGTTGACGGATATGGGGCGCGCCTGCGCCCGCAGCGCACAGATCGGCCGCCGCGACGGCGTAACCCGCAGCTTCCAAGTCAGCTGCCACATGGTCAAACCAGGATAGGGCAAGCGCGCTTGCAACCTGCTCACCAAAGACGATTGAAGGGCGGCACTGGCTGATGAGCCGGAACCATGCCGGCCATAGGTGCCTTTCATCGTCGAACTCAGCTCCCTCGCCGGCCGTGCTGAACGGCTGGCAGGGGCAAGAGCCTGTCCAAACAGGTCCGTCCCACCCGGCAAGCTCGAGAGCCCGGGCCCATCCTCCGATGCCGGCAAAGAAATGGCACTGGTTGAACCCGGCAAGGTCGCCGGCAGTGACATGGACAATGGATCGGTCATCGACGATTCCCTCGGGGATCAGGTTGGCTTGGATCAAATTGCGCAACCACTGCGCCGCGAACCGTTCGTTTTCGTTGTAGTAGGCCGTCATTGGACAATGACGCTGGCGGCCTCCGAAGCCTCTGACGGTGTGCCCATGCTGGCCATGTACGCCTTGAGCTCGCGCGACAGGTCGCGCATGGCGACCAGGCCCGCGGCCTCGCCCTTGTCGCCAGCGTGGCCCACGAGCGCAAACATCGCCGCGGCGCCGGCCCAGAACGATTCCCGCATCACCCTTCGCTGGATCGGGTCGCAATCGGCGGGAACGACCAGCTTTTCATAGCTTTGCCAAATTTCATCGATGGTGCTCACGGCTTGGATACCTCCTGAAAAAGCGCCGCGCAGGACACGGAAAGCGCAGCGCACCGCTCCCGGTCCTTGCGGCTTATCTGCTTACCGCCGCCGATCGCGGCAAGCAGGAAGAATACCTCCGCGAGCTCCACGGACAGCACATCGCAGGCCTCCCGCGCGGTCCAGGGCTTGCGCACCGGCGCCGGCCGGTTGCGATCGTCGAAATCCTTGGGCTTGTCCGGAAACAGGTCGGCCGTGTCCATGCCCACCGCCCCCAGGATCGCCTCGATGCCGCAGCCGGCAAAGCAGTACACGAGTACCCGGCCGTCGTCGCCCTCGTTGACCTTGAGGCTCCGCGTGCGGTGCTTGGACTCGTGCGCCGGGCAGATCGCGCGCCACACCGGGCCGCGGCCTTGGACTCCGTCGAGCTTGCCCAGGAGGGCGTCAGCTTTCAATGCGAGCCAGCCTTCAATTCCCGGCGGTGCTCGTCCACGGCTTCGGTCACGGCCAGCAGCAGAACCAGAAAAGCGTCGTGCCCCAGGTCCGCGGGCGCCATGCCGGCGATGCACCCCATAAACGCGCTCCACCAAGCGAATTTCTGGGTAGGGTTCAGGTCGCTTGTGCAGGCATGGATGATTGGCAACATGGCGCGCCCCAACTCGTCGCCGTCATTGCCGTCGATCATTGCTCGGTGGACAAAAACCTTTTGCATGGGACCTCCATTGAACGGGGATCATCGACACGGCCGGCGACGGTGATGGCCACCTTGACGCCGCACAGCTGGCATTCGATCAGATAGGCGCCCACCCGGGGCGCGGGGTATTGCAGATCAACCTTGCACACCGGCGCGTCCGCGGGCACCCCCGGCGGCCGGGGAACGTCGATCCCGTTGGGGAATCGCGGGTTGGGCGCGCACTGCGCCGACCGGCCGGCGTCGAGAAATTCGATCAAAAATTGGGGGGTTTCAGTGCGCATGTTCGTCCCTTACCGCACAGTCCGGGAACAGTAACCTTTTCGGATGGGCGCTGCAGACACCACCGACGATCCCCTTGGCGAATTCATGCCGAGTCGCGATGGCCTGGAAGTCCATACCGTACCGCTGCCCGACCCACCGGACCCACCGGACCCGCGCGACCCTCGAGCACTCCTGGCCGCGCTGGTCGAGCGCATGCACGGCATCACCTACGAGCAGAGCAAAACCGCCTCCACGCTCGAAACGATCCGCGCCACGGTCGGGCGCCTGGCCAACGCCGGCAACATGCTCTCCGGCAACGATTCCACGCTGGCCAACGAAATCGTCAGCCTCAAGCGCGAAATCAAGGAACTGCGCGAGCACGTGCAGGCCCTCGAGAAGTGGCAGGCCGAGCTCACGGGCAAGGCCACGGTCTACGCATCCCTGGGGGGCGCCCTCATGCTGGTGCTGACATGGGCAATGGAACACCTGCGGTTGACGTAGGCCCGTGGCACCCGCGCGAGGAAGCGCCGCCGTACCCCGCCATCTACACCGTCCTGGTCGATGGCGAACAGCGGTACGCGCGGTGGACAGGCGCGTACTGGTGCAACTGGTCGCCATACCGGGACCGCGCGGCCATGTGTCACTGGCGCGGCCCGGCGGCCGGGTTTGAGTGGCGATAGTCACGGCTTTTTTTCCTGCGTCTGTCGCAACTCTTTTTGCAGCCTCTCGTTCTCCGCTTTCAGCGTGGCGATGCACTCGGCGGCTTGTAGGTGCAATGGATCGTATCGCTTGCTTGCTGGCCTGGAATGAGTAGGGTCTGTGCTTTCACAGCCATCAGCATAGAATCCGACATGCTCACGAAGTTTGGCGAGCAGTTCTTCCTGCGTGGTGTCGTTCATTTGGAATCGTTGTCGTTACGAACAATCCATACCGCCATACCTCCGGTGCGTTCTACTTCGTCGTGTTTCAGCCTGATATATTGCTGACCATTGACTCCGGCGCTTTGAACGTAGCCTTGTAGACCCCATGTTTTTGTCTCTGAAACAACGACCATGCACGCCCCGAACATTTCCTTTTCAGGACGTACTTGCACTATTTCCCCAATCTTGTATTCGATCATTTCTCCCCCTCCCGCTGTATAGCGGCGATAGCGGCGTGGGCTGCGGTAATCAGCTGCCCGGGCAGCGACCCGGGCAGTCTCCCTCACGACCCTACTTCCAGCCCGTGACGGATTTGGGCAGTGCGTGCCAGACTGCGGCCCAAAACAAGCCCATGAAAACCGCCACCAAAAACGTCGCGCCGGACCCGTGCCAGGTCCAGACCACGTACAGCGGAAAGGCAATGCAAGCCTGAGCCCAGGCGAGCGTGTTGAGAAGTTGCCGCATGTGCTATCCCTCCCGAATGTGCGCCGCGCAGTTGATGCCGAACCCGAGCGCGCCCAAAGCCGCGCCCGTGCCGGCGCCCACCGCTGCGCCAACAGCCCCGCCTCTGGCCCCGGCGATGGCGCCCCCGACGGCGCCGGTTATCGTAGAGCCCTCCAAATCGCCCTTGGAGCATGCGTCGGGAACGGGGCTAGGCCCCGGAAAGTCCGCGATCGGGCTGGTCGGGTTGTCCCACGAATCGACAGCCGGCGTGGTCGGGCTCGAATCGTAGCCGTATGTCCCGCCGCCGCCGCCTCCCCCGGTGCCAAACAATGCATTAATGTCGTCGATGTGATCCATCATGTGCATCGCGTGAGAATCCGCGGTGACGTAGGATGGGAAAGACTCCATGCCTGGGATGTGTGTCATCTGACCCAGATCGTGACCGATCGCCCCCGAGTCACCACCGCCCAAACTGTGAAACGACATGCCGATCGACGTCGAGCTTGGCGCGCTCGTCGGCATGATCGACGTCGTGTCGTGATGCGCGGGCGCCACCTGCGCCTGAGTGGAATCCACGGCGTGCGCGACCATGCCGCCGGCGACGCGCCCCATCTGCGTGTCTGTCAGTGGCACTATCCGAACCGGACTCCTGCGCCGTCCTGGCTTGCTGCTTCGGGTAAAGAACCGCATTTGCACTCTCCTTGAGTTACGGCGCTGTTAACACCGGAGCGCCCCGCCGGATGGAACTATGGGTTCATGCCGACACCGGCACGTGCTGCAGGGCCGCCTCCAACTGCTTTTGCAGCTGCGCCACCGCGCGCGAGCCTTCCGCGGCCGCCATTTCCGCCAGGATCGGCAGGCCGCTATTGATCGATTCCATGACCTCGTCGCGCGTCGCCGGCCGTCCGCGCGCGTACCAATGCACCTGCGTTGGCGGTCCAATCTCAAACAGGATCCCATTGCCATGCTGGAAGATTTTGTAGCTCGACGTCGTCCAGAGCAGTACGACCCCTGGGTTGCGCTTGAGCATGATTCCCGCGGGAGCGATGCCGTCCTTGGGCAGGTTCGCCTCGCGCCGCTCTGCCTTGGGCAGGGTCAGGAAGGGGTACACCATCGCCGCGAACGTCGCGCAATCGGAATGGCACGGGGGCTCTGCGCTCGTGCGGTTGACCGCGCACATGGGCCCGATGCAGAAGGTTGAGAACTTGCCCAACGGCTCGCCGCAGAGCCAGCACAGTTTCATTCGGACGGCCCTGCGCAGATAGTCCGCGTCCATGACGCGAAAATCGGGCTTGCCGTCGATCCACTCGACGAACCTGGGAACGGGATAGCCGCGCGCGTCGATGGCCAGATGGCGCATCCGAAGGGGAACGGACGGCAGGCCTGGGCGAATTTCGTTCAATCGATCCTCCAATGCAAAACGCCGGACCCTTTGGTCGTGGCGGCTGCTGGTTAGGCAACAGCGGGAGGGTTGGACCGTAGACCGCGCCCCTCGCCTTTCACCACGCCGAAAGATCCGGCGCCTTTGCACTCTACGGTTTCGTGCGGAACCACCGCACCATCAGGATTGTATCACTGCTCGGACACCACCTTGTTTTCGATGACCTTGGCGTCGTCGCCGTTGCGATTCTGAAGCCGCGCTCGCGCCTTGTCCATGCGGGCGTCCAGATCCATGAACACGTTGATCTGGGTCTGGTCGGGCGCGAGCAACTGGCTGATCTGCGCCAGGGTGCGCAGCGCCGGCAGCGGGTCGGCCAGCTTGACGGTCTTGACCTCCTTGAACTTGGATTCCTCGCCGCTACCGAATTCCTCGGTCGCATGCTGAAAACCGCGCAGCGCGTAGGCCTGCGCCTCGGTGAGCTCGGACGGGTTTTTCACCGTGCCGTCCGCATTGAAGAACGTTCGCGGGTCGATGCGCGCGATGCGCGCCAGGCGCGCCAGGATTTCCTTGACCTCCATGCGCTCCTGGTCCCAGGCCGCTTCGAGCAGCTGCCGCATGAACGCCTTGACCTCGGGCTTGTTGATGATCTGGTAGCACTTCGACTTGGCGGTCGAAGGCGCGTACCCGGCGGCCAGCGCCGCGGCCTCGGTCTTGCCGCCGTTTTTGATGTACTCGATGGCAAATTCGCGCTCTTTGTGCGAGAGCCCGAACAGCTTGCTCGCTTCCTCGTGCTCTTTGTCACCGCCCTGCAGTTTCATGTGCGCGCTCCGCGTTCACCACCAGCAGATCATTGGATCACGGTCGGCGCCGCCAGCGCCTCGGCCCATTTCTTACGCTTGCGCGCCCACGTCACCATGTGTGCTTGCAGGGCGCCAAGCGCGCTCGTTGAGTGCCGATCAAATTCCCGGAACGCCTGCTTGTTGCGTCTGATCCTGGGCTCCGACCGCCCCTCGCGCAGGTCGGCCACGATCGCCTCGACCATCTTGGTGATGGCGTGGCGGATCCATTCATCGTCGATCGGCGTGTCCGGCGCGCGCACCGTCCAAACCTGGTTCAACCCGCAGGGAAAACGAAACAGGCAACCGAACAGGTGAGGGTCGGCGGGATCCTCCATCAGGACCAGCTGCACCGCCATTGGCCGCTGGTTCAGTTCCTCTTGCGTAATCGGCATGTCAGAAAAAGTCCGGTTTGGTTACGGCGCGCACCGCGGCCATCAGGCCCTCTTGAAAGTGCGTGCGCGCGATGGCGAGCCACCGCTGGTCGACGTCGGCCTGGCCTACGACATCTAGCAAGCGCCTTGATGCGTCCCCGAGCAGGCGGATCCCTCCGACCAGATCCTTCTGCTCATCGGTCAGAACCTTGTGCCCCGGCGTCTCGCTTGGCGTGCCCTCTGCGCTCATATTTTGGTGTCCGGATCGCCATTCACGCCGGGCCTGAACGGGGGTTTGGGCGTGAGCTTGCTCGGCTTGCCCTTGGGCGGCTTTTTCAAGGCCTGGAGATTCGCCGGCGGCTGGCGCGGCTTCGGGTTCGTTTTGACCATCGGGCGCTCCTGGAACCAATCGGGGCGGATTTCCCGCAGCTGGAATACCCGCACGGTCGGCATTTTCCCCTGCTTGAGCCACAGGCTGACCGATTGCTTTGAGACAGGAAAGCCGCCGGCGCGAAACAGTGCCACGAGGGCCTTTTGCTCGCCACCGGCCAACTCAATAGCTCGAGCAGGTTTCATGAGCGCAGGATACAGACGGCACGGGTGCGACGCAATCGGGGGTCCAGTTTTCTTGACCAATGCGGTTTGAGTCCAGGCGGGTCGTTAAACTGAGGCAGATCGTTCAATTCCTCCTGCGCGAAAACCATGCCCTCCGAAACCAGCAACCAGCAAAAACCCCTCATCGAGGCGTTCATCCCGGGCAAACTCGAGTCCAAGCTCAACGACCGCGGGCACTGGTCAAAGCGCCACCGCACCGCCAAGCGCCAACGCGAAAATGCGCATTGGGCGCTGATCCAGAAGCGCAAGGGGGTCATCGAATCCGACCTCGACGACATTCCCCTGACCGTTACGATCACCCGCCTTTCCCCGCACCACGATTCCCCCCAAAAGCGCCTCGACCAGGACAACCTGCAGGGCGCGTGCAAGGCGATTCGGGACGGCGTGGCTGACTGGCTCCGGGTGAACGATCGTGACGAGCGCATTACCTGGGTCTACCAGCAAGGTTTCCACGAGGAATACGCCTGCACCGTAAGTATCGCGCGCACGCTTTGATCGGTAGACTTCCGGCGCATGACCAGCCGGGATGTGATTTGCGAAGATGACCTGCCGGGGGCGCCCTTCCTGGAAAGATGGATCCACCCGACCCGGCCCAGCTGGGGCGTCACCGAGGCAGAAATGTCCATCGTCGTCCAAAACATGATCGGAATGGGAGACAACATTTACTCGCGTCCCATCATTCGCGCCATGGTGCGCCTCTACGGCGACGTCGAAATGATTACGACCTACCCCCAATTCTTCACGGATCTGGGGATCAAAATGTACCCGTTTCGCACGGGAATCCGCAGCGCCCAGAAGAACGTCGATGCCAGCATGCACCTGTTCCACTCGCACCAGGTGCCCGTGCCGCTCATCGGCGTGCGCTACGACCCGCCCGACCTCCACCATGCGGTCACCGTGTTCGAGTCCATGGAGCGCCTGACCGGCGTGCGCCTCAAATCGATCTGCCTGGACCTCCCCGACTTTGGCGAGTCACCCGTCAATGGCGATTACATCGTCGCCCGGGTGGCCACCGTGCGCACCGACTGGATCAGCTACTCGAGAAACCCCAAGCCTGAATACATCGCGCAAGCGGTGGACATGGCGCGCGCGGACGGCTTCAAGATCGTCCTGGTCGGAGACGTTGTCCCCGGCTACGAGGATGTCCTTGAGCCCATCCCCCAGGCCGACATCACCTATCTCAAAGGCGAGCTCAATACCGACCAGCTGATGGCGCTTGTCGCCGGCGCGCGCGGCATCATTGCGCCGATCGGTTGGGTTGTTCCTGCAGCCCTTGCATTCGACGTTCCACTGCTGGCCATCGTCGGCGGCCAGCTTGCAAATAACCACCCGGACGTTCTGACCGACAAACGCCTCATGCGCAACCCTATCGTTTGGGCCATGCCAGACAACCCGTGTCCCTGTGGAAATGTGACCCATGATTGCAACCGTGAAATCTCAGACCTTGCCGGCTACTACCGACGATTTTCCCGCGCTGTTCAGGGCGTTGTCGCATGACGGCCTGATCTGGCTCGCGAACCACGGCACCGGCTATTGCCGCGGAGGCGCGCGCGACCTGTACGATAAATCGTATTTCGAGAACTATCTCAAGCGCGACGCCAGCCAAATCGGGGGCGAACTGACGCGGGCCAGGCAGCATTTTGTTGGCTCGTACACCACCTGGGTCAAAGATGCCATGGTCGATGTTGGCATCGGTGGCGGTCGTTTCTGCCGCGAGGCCGATTGCCTGGGAATCGACATCAACCCCGACGCGATCGACTGGCTCAAATTAGAAGATCGGTATTTTGACCTCGAGCGCGGGCCCATCGCGATTGCGACGTTCTGGGATTCGCTTGAGCACATCGTCGACGCGCGGCGCATGCTGTTCAACGTGACCGACTTCGTTTTCCTGTCCACGCCGATCTACAGGGACATGAACCACGTGCTCAGGTCCAAGCACTACAAGCCGGGCGAACACGTCTGGTATTGGACGCGCACCGGCATCGACACCTACATGCGCTGGCACGGCTTTGAGCAGATCGGCCGCTCGGAGTTTGAAAAGTGCTGCGGGCGCGAGGACATCGAGTCTTTTGCCTTCCGCCGCGTGAAGGTCGCGCAGATCATTTCCTAGCGCGCGCGCCTCTGCCACTTGCCATCGGGTAGCTGCACGTACGTTCGGCGCAGCGACCGCAGCGTCTTGCACGACGTCGTCGCTATCGTGCGGTGCTCGGTGAAGCAGCTGGCGCAGTGAAACGTCCGTCCGCACCGATCGCATTCGTTGGGATCCGGTACGGCTAGGCTCGTTGCGCTCTGATCTGCTTTAGCATCTTTGTGTCGACCTTGAGGAGCCCTGATTCGATAAGGGCGATGTACGTTTTGGCTATGAACTCCCATGCGCGGCTCCCATCGATTTTGTGCTGATCGAAACGCTCGTGGCACCCGTCGACCAAGTGATGTCCGACCCGGTGTACCGTACACAGCCCGGCAACGTGCGAGTCGGCAACCTTGAGTGCCCCGCCTTTTCCCTCGGCCAGCCCGCCAATGTGCGCGGCCTGGGTCTTGTGCCAGACGAAACACGACACGCAGGGAATGGTTGAAACGGCTTCGAGCAGGTCCGGATTGCGGTAATTGGTCTGCTTGGGGTGGGGCGGCATGACGGTCCAGTAAACTTGACTGGCAACGATTCTCGCATCAAACTGCATGCACCACAACAGGGGAAAAAATGAACGACATCGCTACCACGCGCAGCGCGCTCGCGCTCACCACCGATGAAACGATCGCGGTCCTTGAATCCTCGCTCTACCCTGGAGCCAAGCGCGAGTCGATCATGCTGGTCATCGACTACTGCCGGGCCTCTGGATTGGACCCGCTGCAGAAGCCGGTGCATATCGTTCCCATGAGCGTGAAGATCGCCGGGGAAAAGGACAAATACGAGTGGCGCGACGTCATTATGCCCGGGATCAACCTGTACCGCGTGCAGGCTGCGGAAACGGGGCAATTCGTCGGCATGACCGAGCCGCAGTTCGGGCCGCTGCTCAACCTGCGCGTGGGCGCCGACCAGATTTTCAAACCCAACGGCGTCGCGTTCGAGTATCCCGAATGGTGCAAGGTCACGGTGTACCGGCAGATCGGCGGCCAGGTCGCGGCGTTCACCGCGGTCGAATTCTGGGATGAGAACTACGCCACGCAATCGAAGGATTCGGTGCTGCCGAACAAAATGTGGCAGAAGCGGCCGCGCGGTCAGCTGGCCAAGTGCGCCGAGGCGCAGGCCTTGCGCAAGGCGTTCCCCGAGCGCACCGGCGCGCCTACTGCCGACGAGCTCGAGGGCAAGGTGCTCAACGCCGACGCGGCCGATCCCAACACCATCGAGGGCTCGGTCGTCGACAAGACGCCACAGTCCAAGAGCGCCAAAGCCGTGAAGGGCGACCCGGAGAAAAAGAAGGAGCCGGACGCTGGCGACCTCCTGGGCGAGCGCAAGTGGGTCGAAAACAAGATCAAAGAGAAAGGCCTCGACCAGGCCGAAGTGCTCAAGGTCGTGGGGCTGGAACACATGGCGGATCTGACCGTTGAGAAATTCCAGGAGCTCAAGACGTACTTGACGAAAGCCGAGTGATGCGCGAAGTCGAATTCGATCCCGAAACGCACACGTACCGCGTCGGCGGTGCCATCGTGCCGGGCGTGACCGGGATCCTCAAGGATCTGTCCATCATGTCGCGCCTGGACCCTGGCCTGCTGCGCGAGGCCTCGGAGCGCGGCAAGTTCGTTCACGAAGCGGTCCGTCTCTACAACCTGGGCGATTTGGACGAGGAATCGCTGCACCCGAGCCTAGAGCCCTACGTGCGGGCCTGGAAGCGGTTTTGCGCCGACCACCATTACCAGCCGCTCCACAGTGAGACGATCATCCACTCGGAACGCTGGAATTACTGCGGGCAGCTCGACACGTACGGCACGTGGAAACAGGTGCGCCGGCGCCCGCCCGTGATGATCGACGTCAAGAGCGGTGTGGCCGACCGGGTCCACGGGCCCCAGACCGCGGCCTACCTCGAGCCGCTGCGGGACATGGGGATCACGGGACCCAAGGAAGTGCCCAACCGCGCGATCGTGCGCCTGCAGCCGACCGGGTTCTATGCGGTCGACCACTACAACGACCCGGGCGACTGGTCGATCTTCCTGGCCGCGCTCACGTGCTATCGGTTCAAGCAGGCGGCGGGGTTACTGTGAAAACAATCGTCAAGGCAAACCCGGGCATCAAGGTCATTTACCAGGACATCGACAGCGGAGTGCTGTACGCCGACAAGGAAGTTATCGCTTGGCTCATCATCGTGGACAACGACAGTTTCGATCCTGACGTATCGGCCATCACGGCTGCGGGTTTTCTCACCAAGGACAAAGAATTTTGGGGATTTCTTTTTCCTGACGGTCATGTTGAGAAGCCAGCCGAAGCGTGGTATCCGTCCCTGCAGGAAGCCAACGATGTAGAGCGAAAATACTTTGATGAGAAAAAGGAGTTTCGCGATGCCGCTGCCGTATGAAAACGCCACGGCCGGCACGCGGGCCTTGGACGACATTCGCAAGATCCTGACCAACTTCGGCGCGGCGCGCTTTGGCACGATGACCGACAACGAGGCGCAGGAAATCCTCGTCCAATTCACGTACCAGGGTCGCAACATATCGGTGAAGGCCTCCATGCGGGGGTATGCGGCGGCGTGGTTGAAGGAGCACCCCTACAACCCAAGCCGGCACCGCAAGGCCCGGGTCGAGTACGAGCGCGCGGCGCTGGACCAGGCGGCGGTGTCGGTGTGCTCCATCCTGCGGGATTGGATCAAAGGGCAGATCACGGCGTGCGAGGTCGGCCTGCTCACCTTCGAGGGCGCATTCCTTGGGCAGATTCTCCTGCCCAATGGCAAGACCGTGCTGCAGACGGTGGAAGCGAACAAGCTGCTCCCGCCGGCCGAGGACGGCATCAAAAAACTCAAGTAGGAGCCCACCATGGGATCGATGTCGATTGCACACTGGCTGATTGTCCTGGCCGTCGTGATACTGGTATTTGGATCGGGGAAGATCAAATCCCTTGGGAAGGATCTGGGCGGCGCGTTCTCCGGGTTCAAGGAAGCCGTGCGCGAGGCCAAGGGTGCAGAGGAAGAAGTCCGCAAGGTTCAACAGGAGATAAAGCGATGACCGAGGAAGCACCACCCGCGAACGAGCACCCACTTGCGGTCGTCGAGCGCGAAATCACCGCGCTGGCGATCGTGCCGGACTACAGGATTGCCAGCCTGGACGAGGCCACGGGCGCGAACGAGGCCCTGGGCAAGATCAAAACGCTCTCCAAAATCATCGCCGCGCGCAAGGATGACGAGCGCCGGCCGCTGAACGAACGGCTCAAGGCCATCAGCGCGCAGTACCAGCCGGCCGAGCTTCTGCTCGAACAGGCCGAAAATATCCTCAAGGTTTCCCTGCTGGCTTTCCAGAAGGCCGAGCAAAAACGGCTGGAAGAACAGCGGCGGATCGAAGCCGAGGCGGCGCAGCGCGAGCGGGCCCGGCTCGAGGAAGAAGCGCGCAAGGAGCGGGAGAAGGCCGAGGCGGCGGCCGAGAAACTGCGGGTAGCCGGCAAGGTCGAGCAGGCCGATGCACGGCTCGCTGTGGCCGAATCCCAGGCACGCGCAAAGGAGACGGTGGCCAGCCTGGTCGCGGCGCCGACCAAGCCGGTCGAGGCGCCCAAATTCGCGGGCCTATCCACGCGCAAAAAGTGGGTCGCAAAGGTCGTCGATGTCCCGCTGTTTCTCAAGTCGCTGCCCGACACCCCGTATCCGCCGGCGGAATTCGTGACGGTGAACCAGACGGCCTTGAACCGGCTGGCGGCCAGCTTGCAGGGCAACATGGATCGCGTCATGCCGGGCACGATTGCGTGGACCGAGGACATTGTCAGCGCGCGTTCCACGTAGTAGGCTGCGCGCACAGACCCCCGGAGGAAGCCATGGGAGTACCGTTGTCCTACGCAAAGCAGCAGATTGCCGCTGATAACCCTCCCATGGCCAAGCCGGCATTCAAGGAGCCGGCAAAGGTCGAGCACCATGCGATGAAGCGCACCATCGCGGCCAAGGCCAAGTCCACCGGCATCAAAGTGTCCAAGCCGAAGAACTACCGGCCTGGACCTATTCACAAGGCGAAACGCTAATGCCAAAAGGAAGCGCGGTCGAGAAAGTCGAGAAGAAGCTCAAAAAAGAATACCCCGGCAATCCCGGAGCCGTCTACGGCACCCTGAACAAGGTGGGCCTGATGCACGGCAACAAGCCTACCGCCAAGGGCAAAAAGCCGGCGAAAAAGTAGCGCCCTACTCCCGGCCCCAATTCACCAGCGGGTGCCCGGCGATCGTCAATAGTACGTTGATGCACACGAGCACTGCGGCGCATGCCAGGAGAACTCGCGCGATCTTGTTGAACGGATCGGGCAGGCCGACGTACGAAATCAACCACCAGAGCAGGTAAAAGATGAGGCCCGTTACAACGAGCCACACGAGCACGGAGATAAGGCCGGTTCCGGAAATCATGGGGGAATCCTCCAAGGTTGGCAGCAGTTGAAACTTCGGCGGCATGCGCGTCTGTGCGCATGCCGTACCTACATCGTAGCGATAATCGCTCCGAGCTCGCTGTACTGCCCGAAGGTCATGGCGCGAAACGCGGTGGATTTGGGCTTTTTCCAGGTGTGCATCATCGGTTTAAGCCGGTCGAAGTAGACCATCAGCTGCGGCACGTCGTAATTCTCGGCCAGGACGTTCAGGCCCGACTGATACCCCAGAAACGCTTTGCCCGTGCGAATGATGTAGGTCGACTCGGCTAGGTTGAGGTGGCCGCATAGGTTGTGGCACCGCAGGCCATCGCGCTCCAGGAACCCGATGACGGCCTGGGCGTCCTCCCCGTCCCATGCCGCACCGACGAAATCGAACTGCGAGGCCTCGAACTTGCGCATCATTTGCTTGGCGACCTCGGCCCACTGGTGCGCCGACCACAGGCCCGGCTCCTGGTTGCCTTTCATGCCGGCGACGAACACGACAATGGTGCTCATGCGGAACTCCGTGTCTCGCACCCCGCGCAACTGGACGAACTCGAGAACCGGCTGGTCGTCAATCTCGTACAGCGAAGTGCCGCCCTCGAGCCAGTTGTTGACGGCGTACTCGAACCAGGGGCCTGCAATGGGCAAGCGCGGGCGCAGGGTGGCGATGCGGTGGTAGTCGTCGCGCGAAACCTGGGTGAACCAGTGCGCGCCGTACTTGGGCAGCAGGGTCAGGAATTCCTTGGCGCGCGTCTGCACCGGGCAAGCGTTGTCGATCGTCAGTACGTTGAAATGAATCCAGTCGTAGAGAGGAGCGAGTTTCTGGTAGCACCAGAACAGATCGCCGATGCCCTGGACCGTCGTGATCGTTACCTCGCTCAACTTATCTTCTCGTGGCGGTGGCGCGAGCGAATGTGCTTGTGAAAATACGTGCCGATCGACTCGGCGTGCATGAGGGCGTGGTGCTGGTGCGATTCGACGCCGTGGTACGTGTATCTGGCACCGTTGGCGAATTCAATTTCCATTGTGCTGGTGTTCTGGTCGTAGCCGATCGCTTTGATCTGGCTACTCTTGACCGGGTGCATTTGCATGTGGTGGACCTCCGTTTATCAGTTTTCGGGCCGCGTCGTAGGCGGCGATGCAGGACTTGAGCCTGTCGACGTTGCGCTCGAAGGCGCCTTTGTTGAGCTCGCAGGCGGTGATGATGGCACCAGCGTCCACGGTTCGGGCCTCCTGACTTCCGGGTCCAGATCCGGCAGGGTTGGCCACGCCTTGACGACCTGGATCGTTGGGGACGATGAGCATGCTGACATCGCCAGCGACGACAGGGCAATCGCGAACGCGAACCGGCGGGATACGGGCATAGTCGCTCCGGGATTTGTCGATTTGGGATTGTAGGGCGGTGGCCCGGGCATTGGCCTGGTCCTGCAGGTTTTGGCTCTGGATCTGCGCCGCTTCCATGGAGGCCTGCACCATCCGTGCGGCGTCAAGCGCGTCTTTGGTTTCCTGCGCTTCCACCGCTCCGGCGTCTTGGTGCGCGCGATAGGCGTACGCGCCGCCGATCGATGCCATCCACAGCAGGGCGATGCCACCCGCCACGTATGCGTTCATTGCGTTTTCCCGTCCCGGATGCGCTGGGTGCAGCCGATGGCCGCGACACCCGTGGCCAGCCCGCCCATGTAGACGGCGAAGTTAAAGCTCCCTTCGCTCCCTGTCCACCACTGCAGAGCAAAATCGACAATTTCGAGAATCACGCCGACGATGAACCCAAAGCCACCGATAAGCTCGACGAGCTCGTAGCTAACATCGTCGGGTCCAGTCAAAGACGAGCGCAAGACCCGAGACAACAGCATCCCGTGCGGCCGGTCAGCTTCCGGTATCGGATCCGGCATAGTCGAGGTCAGTGGCCACGCGGTTCATCCAGCCGGCGCCGAACCTGGGGAACGTGGACAGCTTGGTGTAATAGCGGATCTTGGCCGCGGCGAAGGCGGTCATGAATTTGGCCGTGAGCATGTGCTGCAGGGCGGCGTGCGAGAGCGGTCAG